GATTGAATGACTTACCCTGAAACTCTTCGAACTGCTTGATAACGTCATGCTTGTATAGAGCCTCTGTAGCTGCATCAATATCGGTTTGCATCATGCGCTGCGCTTTTAGCAGTCTATCACGATCGAAGGGAACACCGTTATCCTGCATGCCGATAAGCATCGTACAGCCAGGAATTAGCAGATTATCATATACCCAGAGAAGTTTCTTATTCTTATTAATTGCTGGTTTAAACTTGCAATAGATAAGGAAAGTCACAACGGAGTCTAGTGCGGCATAAGGATACATAACATCAAAAGGAATTACTTCCCAACTGAAGTCATCTTTTAGAACACCATGCTTCTTTCGGTATTCTTCAATAAACTCGTACAGGGGACCTTCATAGTCGCCATACATAGTATGTTTTAGTGCAAGTTGCTTTAGTCCGTGATTACCGGGATTTTCATCCAGAAGATAATGCAGAAGCATAGTATCTTCATATCTAGGGAATACCCAGCCAAAGTGATAAGCGAACATGCTTAAATCGAACTTTGCGTTATGGAAGATAACAATCTTTTTATCAAATAGCTCCTGGAACTTCTCTTCTATTTCAGGAGTAAAACAGTTGGTGTCAATATAGGCACCGTGATCACGTTCATAACACAAAGAAACCCCGAGAACGTAAGCATTTCTCGGGTAAAGTCCGGATGTTTCGGAGTCGATAGCTACGAAAGGATTCGGTGAATCAATTGCAGCTTGAATGTAGGCTAGAGCTTGATCCGAATCTTGAATACCATAGAACTTATCAGTACTATAGGTTACGGGCTTCAAATCGCCTAGAATGTATTTTGTAATGCTATCTCTTGATTCTTGCCAAAGCTTTTCTGCTTCAGGCTTAAAGGATAACATGGCCGGGTTAATAATCGGTAGGAATTTCTCATCTACGACTTTACCACTATAGTCACTAATTGAGCCATTCTTAGTGAAGTATTTGAATGCATCAGAGCCTACTAGGATGATCCAATCATAATCATCAACATTAATTTCAATGTCAACGTCTTTCTTTAGAACTTTCTTTAGAGAAGGATCGGAGGCTAAGGAGTATCTATCGAACTCAAACTTATTCTCGAAGGCCTCTGTAAACTTGGTTCTGCTTGGTTTAGTCTCAACCAAAGCAACTTTAACCATATAATTTCTCCTTTAACTTGATCACTTGTAAGGCTGTCAATTCACCTGGGTCTTTGTCTCTGAATGTGATTATTCGTACGTCGAATTCTAGGCGTTCACATAAATCTTTTAAACTTGCTGCGGCACTCTGTCCCGCATCATCATTATCAAAGAAAATATCAATACCAACGACACCCTGTAATTTTAATAGGTTTAGCTTATTTTCAGCATCAGTTCGATCTTTAGCAAGTAGTTTTGTTACTCCAAATGTACAAACAGAATTCTTTAGTCCTTTATCATATAAGTTAAGCATATCAAAGATACCTTCAACTAGAATGATTCGACCACTATAAACTTCTGGTCGTGCAGGAAATAGCGGAAGCTTAGCACCTGCAGGATGAATAATGTACTTTGGATTATGATTCATGGTCATATGTCGACCATTAAATCCAGCAATCTTGCCTGAGATAGTTCTAATAGGGAATACTACACGGCCGACGAAGTGTTTATCACTGTGTTGAAATGCCTCGAAATGCTTGTATGTTTCTGACGAAATATTACGCCAATCGCCTGTGTAAGGCACCGCATTTTCAGGTATATCAAAGCCAATGTTTTCACTAAACTTCTGATGGATTTTTGTTTGAAATGCCTTTCTCTTAGCCTGTAGAAAGTTTACTTTCTCACCGAAGTGATAGAATATGTTTCCACTAAACCCACATGAGAGACAGTTAAAAATACCGCTAATGCGATCAACCCTCAAACTAGGGTTCCTGTCCTCATGATCCGGGTTGAGGCACCGAATTTCGCAGTCCCCGCCTTTAGGCATATATGGAATATTCTTCTTGGTTAGTAGCTCTTCAACTGTTACCATGGTGGAGTCATATTATCCATAATAGGGGTGTCATCATCGTAGATTTCAGGATTTACTTTCTTTTTACCGTTAGTAAAACCCTTACCTCTCTTAGGAGCATCCTCTTCTTCCTTTTCAGGAATTTGACCATTTTCAGGACCAATTTGAAGATTATCCCAGTTCATAACTGAAACGAATGTAATCTCATCATCAGCGTTACGCATCTTAGTTACGGTGAACTCGATGCAATCATCGTGCGCAGTTAGAGTAATAGCAGCATCAGCAGAGTCTAGAATACCTTTAGCGAAGCGAGCTTCATTTGTAGCATCTGTCTGATAAGGAGAGAATACTGGTATTTCGTAGTCTTGTGCAAGCTGCTTCAAACCTTTAGAAATCTCGATTTGAGTAATCCAGTCGTACATGCCGCCTGAACCATTAGGCCCTTCGACTTGGTTAATATAGTCGACAATAATTAGACCGATCTCAATACCTTGAGCAGTCAGTCTATTAATGTGAGCCTTCATCTTAGCAATAGTTAAGTGTGGGTCGTACTTAATATCTAATGCTGGATACTTTAGGTCTTCCTTACTAAGTGCAGTATGGAAACGCTCAAAATCGTGGTGTTCTTTATACGTTTGAAAATGTAGATCGCCATTGTGGTAGCGAGAAGCCCAGAACTTCGCTAGAACTTCCCATTCGCTTACACTAAGATTTCTGTTACGAATCTTGTTGTATGGAATACCTGTCGCTACAGCAGCATAACGCTGCATGGTTTGACGAGCATCCATTTCGATTGAGAAGTAGACAGCAGTCTTACCAGCCGTTACCGCCGCATGAGCGAGATTAATACAGGTAAGAGACTTACCAGAACCTCTGCGGCCACCCATAAGGATATAATCATTAGCAAGGAATTGGTACTGCTTATCAAAGTCTGCGTTAAGGCCTAGCGTAATACGCTTAGCCATTTGTTCTTCGGATTCAAATAGATTCATCTTTTGCATGGATTGTTCTTCAGGTTCTATCTCAACCTTCTTCTCAATATCCATTGCAATGTCTTGTAGGCTTCGAACTACCTCTTCAGCAGATTCAAATGCGATAGTCTTATCGACCCATTTATCTAGTTTAAATAATGCTTCTTTCTGAGCGAACTCATTCTTTAGATACTCTAGGAGTAGGAATGGTTCGGCATCTGTTTCAATGCCTTCAAGTGCATAAACTTTATCTAACGTAGCAGCATCACGTACCGCCAGTTTGAGTTCACCAACAGACGGTAGCTTATGATACTTATTAACGTGCTTTTCAATAGTATCATACAACTGATGATACTCTGTAGGCAGATAAATCTTACGCACTCTCGACCAAGTATCAAAATCTACTAGATCGAGTACTTGTTTAATTAGTGCGCTTGATAAATTCAACTGTTCCCTCCAACAGAACTAGCCGGGCAGAGATCGCCCCTACCCGGCCATAAATTCTAGAGAAGAATCAGTTCTTAGGCAGCTTGAGCCTTCTCAGCCTTTGCCTTACCGTCATAGTCCTTCGCCGAAACGCCACGACGTGTCAGCATTGTCTTAACACCACGAGGAGTCTTGTCCAGCTTAGTAGCGATTTCTTCAACCGTTAGGCCGCTGACGTCACCCAGAGCTTCGAAGGCGTCAGGAGCAGCGCCCTTAACGTCACGTTGAGCAGGCATCGCGTCGATCAGACCAGCGCGCAGCAGGCTCAGAGCCTTACCACGAATCGAAGGAACTTCACGGCCTAGGTCGGCAGCGATATCCTCGAAGTACTTACCGGCCTTAACCAGCTCGATAATACGGGCTTCTTCAGCATCCGTATAGCTCTTTTGAGTTTCAGCCTTAGGAGTAGGAGCGATAGCATCGGTCAGTTCCATCGACAGGATCTTACCTTGAATTTGCTTAGCGCTGAACGAACCGCCGTTAAACTGTTCTGCAACCTGTGCATAAGTCAGATTACCGCGGTTATCTTCAACGAAGTCACGCAGGGCGTCTGCTTGCTCGTCATTGAAGGCCTTAGGAGCCGAAGAAGCAGTTTCAACTTCAACGCCCAGCTTGCGGAGTTTCGAAGCGACCGAACGAGGAGTTGTTTCCAGTTCAGTTGCAAGACGTGCCACAGTGTCACGGCTAACTGGCGATTCATTGCCAACCGAGCTTTGCAGAGTTGCGGTACGTTCGTCAGTCCATTTGGGTAGGGTAGTCATTTAGTTTAATTCTCCAATAAAGGTTTGTAGATTATCTACGATTGTTACGCCAGATGCTCTGGCTTTTAAGGTTTTATCGGTCTCACGACCAGATTCGTTAACTAGAATAGTAACATCTTTTGTCAAACTATCCTTTACTTTGAACCCAAGTTCCACTAGGATTTTTGTAGCTTCTGCTTTAGTTTTGAAACTACTCAGTTTACCTGTAATGCAGATGGTTCCTCGATCACTAGAGGTGGACTTGGATTTTTCAAATTCGAAATTAAAGGGCAGATGCGAGTATTTATCAAAGTCGCTATCCAGCCACGCAATTAAGTTCGAAGTAGCTTTTTCTCCCAGACCGGCTTCCTTACATATATCTGCGTCAATATCAAAGATACTTTCGCAAACTTTAGAAAGCTTATCCGATGCTGTTTTCCCGATTAGAGAAATACCAAAGGCTGGCAGCACTGTGTTAAGCGGTTCTTTTTCAGATTTTATGATTTCTTCAAACAGCTTTACAGCAATTTTTGCTGACCCTAGGCGGATGGTAATATAAGCAATATCAAGTTCATAGATTTCTTCTATTCTATTGATATCTAACTTCTCAATCGCAGCAGGACCCAATCCTTTAATCTTCAAAGTCTTAGCGAAATGTTCTATTCGCTTTTGACCTGTAGCTGTACAGTCTGGGCCTCTACAATAAAGAGTATCGTTTGACCACTCGAGAGGATAATCACAGCTTGGACAATTTGTCGGTGGTTTAATCATCAATCTCTCGTGTCATTCAATATAAACATAATAGCCGGTTTTAGGGTCTGAGTCAAGAACCATTTTTTGGAAGGTCTGACCAAATGATCAATGAGTTAAATAGATTTAGGCAGCTCGGCCAATATATCATTTAACTTTTCAATTTGGAAGAGTTCAGTATGTCCACCAAAACGCCATGGAGACTTATATTTGTAATCTGAAAAACTCTCGTGCATCCATTGCTCTAGATGATATATATCTTCTAGCGGACCAGGGACTACTTTCTGAATACGTATTTCATATCCAGTGAATCCTGCCGAACGTTTGATTACATCCTTCCAGTTCTTGCCTTTGGCTATACCAACTTTAACGCAGACTCTCTTCTGCGTTTTCTTCTCCACTAACACCACACAATAGAGGACCGCTGGCTTCTGGGTCTCCTCCGGGTTGTTCTTGAAATACGTCTCGTTGTAAAGTCCAGGCATATGTAATAATTTCCTTAGGACCTACGTATCTTCCTAGTGGTTGGCCTAAAGCCAATGGAGCGTGAATAGGGTCATTAACAACACCATCTTCAGCTACTAGCATAGTAGGTACGCCGAATACGCTCCATTCATCTGCTAATTGTTTACCATTAGGGTGTTCATCTACTACTACGGTTGAGTAATCGAGTCCTAACTTTTCTAATTCTGCTTTAACTGGAATACAGTTAGGGCAGCGGCTGGTCGTGAATAAAACTAGACTTTTAGGCATTCCAGTTGTATTGCACTCCATAGGGGCCAACTACAAGGTTTACCGCTTTATACCTAAAGCTAATGCCGAAGCTAAGCACCCATGTTTGATAGTCAGCCCAATATTCAAATTTCTCTTGGGGCATCATTCTACTCTCCTAATACTGGCTTATTTATATAAACCGTAAATGTCTCAGTGTTACCAGATTTTAGCAACCCTGTATTCCGTGAAAATATACTATGTTCTTTTAATAATTTTTGTTCCATCTCTTTTGCCTCATAGCCTTTAGTAAAGTGTATTGACCATAGCTCTCTCATAGAGTACTTTAGCCAATCTCCCTTAAATCTAATCCTTAAGTCAGTTGATGTAATACCAAGTTTATAATACATGATCTCATCATGTATAAATGACACAAAATATAATACTGCTGCTTTGGTTGGGTTAAACCCATATTTTGCACATTTAGGGCACCCTCTTCCATTATACAGTTTAGAAGGAGATACTTTCCATATATTAGCACATTTCAAACAACTATGATTTATAGGAGTATCTGTATTAATATATGATTCTAGCGGCTTGTATTGTAAATTAAGAGTTCTTAGTTTCTCTAAATAATTTTCATTACTTAATTTTTTAGATCCTCCGCACATGCTACACCGCTGCCCAGAGATAACTTTACTAGGACTAGCCATCCATTCTGTTTTGCAGCCTGAACATAAATGTTTAATTTTGGTATTAATACCTTTGTAAGGCTCTAAAACTATATGCTTTATATTTAAGTATTCTAACTTTTCTCTATAAGACTCAGTAGTATAGGGCTTACATTTAGAACATTCAGGGCACCCCGTTCTTTTAGTGACTATTGAACTTGGTCTTACTTTCCAAATGTGCCCGTTAATACACTCATGTAAAATAGGCACATCTTTTCCGGTATAAGGTTCTAATGGTACAAAATCTATTTCATTTTCAAATAGTTGTAGCTCATATTCTTCATGGGTTTTCTTTTTCGTCATCGAGCACTCGGCGTACAATTCTAGGAATTATCTCCCCACTTCTAATAACCTCGACTTTGCAACCCACTTCTAAGTTAAGGTCACAAATATATTTATAGTTATGAAGTGTAGCCCTTTTAATTGTAGCTTCTCCAATTAATATTGGTTCTAAAATTCCTACAGGAGCAATTATTCCGGACCTAGATACTTGCCAGACCACGTCTTTGAGAACTGTAACAACGCCTTCCTGTCGCTCTTTGAGAGCATACGCTCCACGCGGATGTTTAGATGTATATCCTGCGGCTTCAAATGCTGCGTTGTCATTGAGACGAAATACCTTACCATCAGTTGGGAATTCTTTAGTAACCCAGCCTTGCTTAAGTTGAAATCCATAAGAACTAATATCAAAGAAACTCTGTGTTTCTAACCATCCCATTTCTTCTAGCCAGGTCTTTTTAATCATAGGCTGAACGCCATAAGCAATAAAGGTCAAATCTCTTGATTTAACTTCTTCAATGTCTTTTAGATTTAAAGCACCAGCTGCGTAGTTACGAGCATTTGGAATCGTTTTCGGAGCGACTACTTCACCAGTAATTTGTACTAGTTCAGTTCGGTCAATAGTTTCGGGAACAAGATGTCTTACTTTTTCAGTAATATCTTGTCCACGCTTACCATCACCGCGTGTTAGTCCTAAAACATATCGCCCGTTAATATAAGTTACTGCAACAGCAGCACCATCCAATTTAGGAGTTTCTTCAACATCACCATTTAGAATAACAGGCTTTTCGCCTACATAACACTTTTGGAGTGAATACATAGAAAAAGCGTGTGGAACTCCATCTCTAACAGACGGAGTGCCCACACGCTCATAGTTGTGTGCTTCCGCTAGTTTATCGAACTCGTCATCCGAAATAATCGGTTGACCGGCATAATACCGCTGGCTCGCATAATCTAGGAAAGCAATCATTTATATGTATCCTCTAGGAGTTCTTTGAAGTGTTCTTTAATGAGATCTTTACTTTCTGCTAGAGACAGAATCTCTAACATACCAGCGAAAAGTTCTCTTGAGTTGTCAAGCGATAGAGGCATTGAGACACCCTTATTGGATGGCAACCAGACCTCTTCAAAATCTAGATAGTATTCTCTTAAGTGTAGGTATTCAACATCGCGAAACTCGTTAATGGTCAGACGAATCTGTTTGTCTGGAGTTTCGTGAATCACTCTCCAAAAAACGTCTTCATCGGCCATTAAACCCTTCCTTCAGAGTATTCGATAGAGGCACAACTGTTGTGACTTTCGAAGCTCTGATTAGACGGAAGGCATCGACGTCCCAGCAAAACATTAGCAAGGTATCGTCAGTTTCGTTAGCGCGATTCTGTTTAGTCTTAATATATTCATTGTCAAAGTCTAGCGTACATACGTTATACTTTAACTTATTAGACTCTTGGCTTCTGTAGGTAATAGTGGCTTCGCCATACTGAGCTACAAGCTCTTTTAAGTCATCTTTTGTCAAGGGTTACTCCGGGCAGGTTGGCTTACCAGCTTACGGAGTGGGGCCGAAGCCCCACTTTCTTTACTTAGATGCTTCTTCAATGACAGTGGCCAGATAGACCGCTGCCTTACCCGTCAGCTTAGAAACAATTTCTGAATCTACGGTTCCGCCAGCGGCTTCAATAGCTGCCGTTAGCTTAGCGTGAGCGTCTTCCTTGCTAACGCGGGTGCTGCCACCTTCCTTCGCGGAAGTGGAAGTCTTCTTGGCCGAAGCAGCTGCTTCCTTCTTGACGTAAACGCCAGCTTTAGAAAGAATCATACGAACGCCATTGGCAGTTTCGCCCAGCTTCTCAGCAATTTCTTTTACGATTTCCATCGAGTTTTCTGGAGTCGGCGACGCCGCCTCATACATCTCAATGGCACTCGCTTTAGTTTCGTCAGTCCAAGCCATGTTTAGCTCTCCTTAATTAATTGAATATGTAGTATAGATGATTATAGCTTGCAAGTCAAGTGTTATTTTTTGATTGCTTTGATTATTTAGATAAGCTGCATAGCCCATAGGCCAAAGGCCCAACCGAAAATCCAGATTAGACCAAAAGGCAAAGCAAAGTTCAGCCAAAAGTTCTTTTTCTGTTTTCTCATTCTAATACTATACCGCGTCTGAGGATCGAAGTCAACACTTGAGTTAGGTAACGCGTAAAATTATCGCTGAAATGCGATGGTCGGCGCATGACGTGAAAAAGCCTGCTGATCGTAACCAGCAGGCTTTAAAAACATATAACCGTTTTGTGCACTGACATTATATGTCGCACCCTTACTCTTCTGCTTATCCCGCTCACGCGTGGTCCCACACGGGGAGAGACTTACTCTTTTTCAAGGGTTCCGAGTAAATATTGGAGCTTCCTAGGAGAATCCAACTCCTTTCATTAGCTTGGAAGGCTAAGGCACACGCAATATACCAAGGAAGCTTAGATGTATTTGAATTTATGTTTTAGATAAGATTTTCTGTGTCCTTGACAAACTCTACGTATACCTTGCTGAGTTTGTTCATTACTTACTATAGAAATATTATTATCTATTAAATATTGCGCGCATTCTATAGTGCTTTTAAAAACTATGTTATTGTTTAACAGAATAGAATTACTTAATAATTTCTTAGCTTCAGCTTTATCAATAACTTCCAATTTATTAGATATTAATACTTTCTTTACAGTATCTTCAGAAATACGTAAATTCCTAGCTATATGCGCAACAATTTTTGTTTTTAAATACTCTTTTAAAATGGCTTGATCGTTTATATAGCGTCTACCATCTCCGCCTAAAGTAGCGTTATAACCATTCTTATATGTATCGTACTCAGAGATAGCTTCAATTTCTTTTAGTTCTAAATCGCCTTCAGGATAAGAATCTAATAAGTATATTTTAAAATTATCGCTACCATGAAACCTAATAGCTTTATGTAATGGCGATTCTGAACCATTTTTAGCTTTAGAAATATGAGCTTTAAATCTATTATCTAGAGTATCGTAAGTTTTGCCTATATACTCTTTTCCGGTTAATAGATTAACTATGGTGTATAAATGACCTATCATAATAGTTGAAACCGATTTTACCTACTTCACATTTCTCAGTCTAACGACAGAGCGCAACTTAATCGGTGGCGCTAGACTTCAACGAACGATAGGCCGGGCGATCGGGACCGGTATTACTTAAATTCTACTAAAGAGTCAGCGACTTGATAAAGCTTATATTTCACTAGATTAAGATGCTTAATAAAATTAGTAGCATCTGTCTTAGTATCAAAGTAGGCAACAGTAGGACTATCCGATTCTACTCTCCACCGAGTGTTATCATTGGGATGTTGATCAGTCATATTGTTCTCCTTAATTTGGAGCAGGATACCGGGATCGAACCGGTGACCTAGACGTTGGCAACGTCTCGCTCTACCGCTGAGCTAAACCTGCTTAATACTGTTTTAGAAGTTCTCTAACGTTATATTGAGTGTTATTAACAATTACGTTAGCATTAGTGATTAGTTCTCTAACCGAATCTTTATTGTCAAGCTCAACGTTCTTTAGCTTCGTTAACCGTTGACGCATAGCTTCTACCCTAGAAAGAGCTTCTTCAATTTCGCCTTCGATATAAACTATATCTTGAGCAATGATCTTAGCAACAGTGCGTTGGTTTTCTTCACGTAGTTTACAAATTTCAGTAGCAATAATGGTCATTAATGATCCTTAGTTAAAATGGCGGTGAGTCGGGGAATTGAACCCCGTCAACCGTTTTACGGGTTGTACACATTAGCAGTGTGCTGCATTACCGGCCTGCCCACTCACCCAAATAAAATGTCTTTAATAGAAATACAAGATGCTAGAATAAGCACTAGAAACATTACGAAGAAAGGCCAGATTGGTGGTTGCCAGTTACGAGGAAAATTCATCGTTATCCGGTTGCTTTCTTATTTTTGTTTACTAGATCAATAATCGCATAGACTAAGAACCACGGCCAGAATAGGCCTAGCGCGAGAATCCAAGGATTAGAACTAAATCCTCTACGATTATCGTCAAATATATTATATGTCAGTAAGGTAACACCGACAAAAGCCCAAATGGAACCTAGAATAATAGCAATAATAAACATGATTTTCCTTGAAATGGCGAACCCACTAGGAATCGAACCTAGGTATATCTGTTTAGAAGACAGATGCGTTATCCACTACGCTATGGGTCCTGAAATTAGACTCAATAAGAGAGCGAGGGTTGCGCTAGTGGACTCGAACCACCCGCACCAGCTATCAGCCAGCACGCCTATCCAAGGCCCTCGTTCTTATTGAGCTACGAGACTGCGTAGGCTGGCCGCGTATCCAACCGTTAATCGCTAGTCAAGAGTGGCGTCCCGCACAGGGCTCGAACCTGTAACCTACTGATTCGTAATCAGTTGCTCCTCCAATTGAGCTTCCGGGACATTAGCTTAGTTTAGTGGCTTCTGCCTAGCGCAATGGTCGGAAGCGTGTGAAGCTGCCCATGCGTCCGGCTTTAGCATTGGTTGAATTCCAGTGTTACCCAGAACATATCCCATTGCTTCCTTCATAGCCACGTTTGACTTATGTTTAGGGCTAGGATTAATGTCCAGGTGGATTTCCATATGTCGGCCTTCCAGGAAATCAACGATTTCTAGTGCGGCATTCGTAGCGAACATAACTTCGTTCATCATACGAGTTTTGATGTTACGGAAATCAGGTAGAACCTGAAGATCGTGATAGATTGAAGCACCATGCCGAGTAGCGTGGTGAAGGATTACTACAGTAGCATATCGTGCATACCATATTCCATTCTTCTTGAAGCAGACACTGTCGCAACCAACATAGACAGAACTGTCTTTGCTAGATTCGATGATCGCTTCGATCGCTTTCTCAAACATTGGGTTTCTCTTGGTTTATGAACTTGGGTGCAGGAGCAGTGCTCGCATCTGCCAGATTGCTTGGTTATGAGCCAAGTGACTAACTTTCTTGTCCTTCCTGCGTCAAAATGTAGTTAGTACAAGCCGGTGAGGTATCCACAGGTTGTCTCGCCAGAGGCCTGTTGCCCATTCTCCGTTTAGGGTTAATTACTCCCTTCCTGCGTCCAGGCTTTCCTTACTTGTACTAATATGGTGCGGATGAGCACTACTGCTGTTGCTACTTTTAAGCTCCGCATTTGCCGGAACTCCGCGTAAATGGTCCCTGATGCCTACGTTTTTACGCAAACAGGGGTAATCTAAGATTGCGACGTCCAGCTGGCACGTACTTAGATTAAATTGGCAGGCGTGCAAGGTATCGAACCCTGTTCTGCGGGTTTGGAATCCGCTGCTTCACCTTAAAGCTTCACACCCATGGCGTCCCCACCAGTAATCGAAACTGGCCACCCAGCTTCGAAGGCCGGAGTCGCATCCTCGCGTAGGGACTAAAATTCGTGTAGCAGTTTCACTAGCTATATCTGTCCCCAATGCCTGCTTTCGGCCACCGCAATGCAGAATGACTCCTACAAAGCTGAATATGGTGGAATTCCTGAGAGTTTAACTCAGCTTGACGCAGCGTTAGCCACGCACCTCACCCGAGGAGAATCCCGTAATTGGTGGAGAATATGGGACTCGAACCCATCACTGTCTGCGTGCAAGGCAAACGCGCTTTCCCTGAGCATTCCCCGTATTATTCTTCGTCCTCATCCTCATCATAGATAGCATACTGCTCACCTACAGGAAGGGGTCCGATATTATCTCGATACCATTCTTTCATACCTTGATAGATATCCCCATCCGCTGGTCCCATATAGGTTCCTGCGTCTTCATAGAAATATCTAAGAAACTTTAACTCGGCATGTTCAGCTTCAGTCATTTTCTGCTTTCAAAGTTTGGAGTAATCGGTGAGAATCGAACTCACATAAAGGGGATTTGCAGTCCCCTGCCTAAGCCATTCGAGCCACGATTACGTTATTCTTCTAGCGATTCAAAGCTAAGAACCTTGGAGGGTTTAAAGCTTCTCCAAGCATCTACTTCAATATCCCATACAGTAATCTGATCTTCAACTGGTACAGATGATGAACCCTCAAATTCACCTAAAATATCAGGTGAAAGCGTACAAAACATAGTACGTTCGTCACCATTAGCTTTCAGAAAAACAACTTCACAGATACTAGTTTTCAGAGCATCATACATAGTTACAAACTTTCAATAAGCCAAACAATTGCATCATCTTCTGTGATACCTTCAAAATCTGATGCACATTCACGCGCATCAATCAGATAACCTTCTTTAACCTTAGTTAGCTGAGCTACGAGCTTATCGTAAGCCGCTTCAATTGCTTCAGTCGGCGTAGTCACAGATGCCTCCCCAATCCCATTCCCACATCAAATAATTGATTGCAGAGATTTCAAGTTCAGTTGGCTCATGAGCTAGACTAGGACGTTCCCAATCATAACCATTTACAAGTTTGTAACCTTGATTAAGCAAATACATTTGAGCATTGATATCAGCATAACCATGTTCATCATAGTTAGACCAAAACTCATGTAGTTCAGGAGGGCCACTTGGCATTTAGATTGCTTTCTTTTGGTTAATAAATATGGTGCCCCGTGAAGGAATCGAACCCTCATCTCCTGATTACAAAACAGACGCTAGACCTTCCAGCTAACGAGGCATAATTTCGGGTCGTGTAGATGTGATACTCAGCTGTGGATGGATAGTCCACGATATCTCACTAATCCCTTAGTAAGCCACTGATTGCTATCAGCACTCTACACGGTTTTCTTGAATTATGGCGGCCTATAGGGAGATCGAATCCCTCATTTGACTGATCGACAATCAGTTCCCGTCACCAGCTGGGTCATAAGCCTTATTGAATAAGTAGTGTATCAAATCTAAGGACCGAAGTCAAGAACTTTTTAATGTCTTGGCCCTTTATGATTATTGTTCTTTAGTTCATGCAATGTGCCAACTATATAATTGGACTTTGCTACAGGAATCACGACAGGTTTAAAAACTGGTGATCCGCAATCTAGACAGGTTCTATATCCGAGCTGCGCACGCTTCTCGTTATAGCTTTCATTACACTCTACACACTTTGCCATCTCTTTCCTCTCACCGTTTAAACAGTATAGAAGAGTCAGGCTTCAAAGTCAAGAGATATTTCAGAATCTCGTGGTTCAAGATGCTCTGCGAAATACTTGTTTAGATGTTCGTCGAAACAATCAGAGCAACTGCCCCAATTAACAACGTATTCATCCCAAGTGATTTTCTTTAAGCACTCACCACATTCTTGCAAATCATTATCCAGCATATAGGTGTACCACAGGATGTGTCACGCCATGGATACCTAGAAATACATGACCTCCTGAGTTAAGGATTTCTAATTCCTCTTTACTAGGCTGCCATGCAGAGGTCATAATGTTATGAGTAGCCTCTGGATCGCCCCATGCACTATCATTAATAGATAGCGCGTCACAAGGGCCTAAGGAATCGTCCCAATCTACGGGAGCTCCTGGCTTACGAGTTTCATTTAATAAAGTAACTGGTTTCATAGTAGTTGGAAGGGCGAACGAGATTCGAACTCGCATTGTCCACATTGAAAGTGTGGTTTCCTAGGCCAATTAGAAGACCGCCCCAAAACCTTAGTTGATTACCAACTCGTTATATTCTTCACGAGTGGTGAAATATTGAAGAACTGTATGCGCTGCACGATTCAGTTCACGATTATAACGAATATCCTCACGAATAGACGATTGCATATCTTCGTGAATGAAAGTATTCAAGCTTTCTTTGGTATCTTCGATAGTCTTTACTAGCTCATTGATGATAATTTGACGATGCGCTTCATGCACATCTTCGTCATTAACTTCATCGTCAACCAGATGTTCAGATTGATTAGAAACTAGAATAATAGAAACGTTCATTGGTATTCTCCATTTGATAAAATAATTGGCTCCTGCACTAGGATTCGAACCCAGCTTCGTCGGTTAACGGCCGACTGCCCTCACCAAGATGGCTCTACAGGAATAATTAAAGTTGTGATGAAGAGAGACTCTACTCTCGCTCTCTTCTATCACGTTCTTCTCGAAAAGTATATCGGACTCTGAGAGATTAGCCAACGTTAGGAAGGGTTTAGTCTCAGAGTCCAATATGACCTACCAGTCGTACCGCGGTACATTAACTGTTTGCAGCATGATTGCTTCAGGGCTAAACTTATCTAGGTCAGCTGCAAGAATCGCCTTCATAGTTGATGGCGAGAAACCTGAAACCAGAGCAACACCCTTCTCATTGAAGCGAACAGGTTGACGGTCGCCCGTCGCGTTGAGGTTCCAGAACACAACCGCAGGCATTTGATACCCAGCAGCTTCATACTTCCGACGAATCATCTGCAAAGCAGTATCATCGTAGGCTACGCAACCGTTAAATTGCATATCCGAGAAGATCAGAAGAATTTTGGGCATGTCTGCCTCAGCTACGTTACCCCGAAGAGCTGTAGTCAGAAGTAGATCGAATGCGGCGTGCAGGTTCGTACCGAAATCCCAATGCAGTTTTGACATTGCATTAAGACGCTCAGAAAGAGAACCACTGATCTTTTCCAGCTTCGGAGAAGCAGAGAAAGTCATAACAAGGTCCTTGAAAGCTCCCTTGTTCTTACCTGAAGTATACAGTCCCAGAGAAACTGCAACGTCAAGTCCAGTTACAGAACCAGCAACAGGCGTACCCATTGAACCGGAAGTATCTACAACTGGTAGAACTGAGGCACCATTCATATAGTCCGGCAGAGCTTCCCACATCGCATCAGCCACCGTAGTGTCCTTATTTGCGTAGTGGTTAATATCGCCGTAGTATGAAGAATAATAGCTTCTAGCACCATAGTTATTAGAAGCACGAGCACCGCCAAGCATACGAACTATGTCGTATGGGTAAACAGCCGAAGCGTTTACCTTCGCAATCTTAGGATCGCCCTTTTTCAGAGCTTCCTTATAAGCTGCAAATGCTTCTGGAGCGCGCTTATGGAAGGCAGTCATGTAACGAGACATAGCTACCGAAGGAACGTGCGAGAAGTTGATTGACTCGAATTCACGAGCACACATCTTCGTTTCAACAACGTCAGTCAGCTTAACTAGAAGCTTACGATAACGCTTAGGCGTAAGCCCAAGGAAGTTACGCAGTTCTGCTGCAACCACACCCTTACGAGGCGACCACTTAGCTGCAAGACCGTTGCCTTCCGACAGCGCCTTAGCAACAATAGTATAAGCACGTTGCTTAACTTCGTAGTTAGTGAAGATGAACAGGTCGTCGAAACGACCAATTTCAGCAACATTATCTAGAATGTGTGAATCAACCAGAATATCTGGATTCGTTAGTTCAAGATGCTTCAGAATGTTGCGGAAGATTTGGCGTTCACCTTGCCCACTACGAACATCACGAGCATATTGTGCGATACGAAGCGCTACATCGGGGTTTTCCCGGAAAGCTGCTTCAAACATCGGAACGACATTCTTACCACGTTGGAGCGAGCCAAAAAGGTCCACGTTAGCGTTAAGAGTCGACTTTAGAGTGCGCATACCATTGTCAGTACGCGCGTAAGCGCGTTGAGCTTGGTTAGCAGTTGCTTGAACTGCATCAGCGAAAGTATTCATTGTATTTCTTCCTTTTCTATGAAAATGTCAGATTCGTTTGAGTCGCTAGACATCCAAAGTTAAGCGGTTTTTGTTTGCTGAACCGAATCTATAAATGTGTCAGAATGAATTGGTGAGCCTTTTAGCAACGTACTCAAGTTCTGGTAACGGGGCAACCCCGTCTGTTTGGTTTGCAGTCTTCATTCTTAATAATAACGGGATAATGGCTTTATCGCTGCCGCGACTTCCTAGCATTTTGTACTTTCGATCATGTCGAAAACCAGATGCTTAGCAAGCTTATCAAAACTGGGCGTTACAAGTCTCGAAAGACGTAACTCGTTTTAATGATCCGCCGAAGCGGAGCTATTGGTTTGCTGTTGCTTATCCCTAAGTCTTAAAAGTAGTATAATTGACTTTACCATGAAAGTCAAGAGAAATTTAACAGGTTCCCGTTTTTCGTGCTCTACCATTGAGCTAACCCTCCATGGTTGGATACATACTTTAAGAACCTTCACTTCTATAGAAGCTACTCCGCGCCCGGTTTTAGCTGTAGCCAGCCCCAAAGCCCTTCTTCGTAATATGTATCCAATGGTGGAGGATATTGGAATCGAACCAATAACAACGAGCTTCGTAGGCTAATTGAGTTGCGGTTGAGAACCTAAGAATTACACAGGATACTATAAAACGGATTTGAACCGCACTGTTTGATTAAGAGTCAAATGCTCTACCATTGAGCTATAATGGGTTGCTGTGAGTATCCTAAATTATACACAGAGTAGCATTTTGGTTTTCATTGGAAGTGAAAAGTTTTTGCTGTTACTACTCTAATTAGAACAGGCTAGTGCTCTAGGAGCGTTCATATATGCCATGGTGGTATGCTGAACTAGCCTTAAACTTGGAACTAGAGTAGGTAATCGAAACCTATAGACCAGGGACACAACCCAGTCTCCGTCCTCCGGACTCTAGCAAATTGGTGGGCAGTACAGGGTTCGAACCTGTCATGCTTACGCGGCGGATTTACAGTCCGCTGTCCGTCCACTCGGAACATACTACCCGTATTGTGGAATTGGATGAAACTTGAAGCCTTTACGCTTTCTCATTTCTTTGTGAAGATAATCATACATCTTAATGCGCTCCTCTTGTGTACAGCGAGGCATTGAAATATAACTGCGTGAGCGTTGTCCTGGATGAATTTCGTAAGAAAACGCAACTCTAAATGAACTCGGCTCTAGCATTTTTTATCCTATAAGTTAATTGGTAGGGACAGTGGGATTCGAACCCACAATGTGAACTTATCAGTAACAGATTTTAAGTCTGCCGCGTTTCAACCAGTTTCGCCATGCCCCCAAACTCTTCCGGCAATTTATTTCCTTTACTAAGGTTTGCTTCTGCCGTTAAATATTGTAAGTTATCTAATACATGTAATCCGCATACATTCTCTCCCTGTAAAGGATAATAGTGGTCTACATGGTGTCCTTTAGGACAATCTTCATAGAATTTTAGTATAGCTAGTTCGTCAGACCACTGCACGGTTCGCTTCAATAATAGCGCTCTACGTTTAGCATTTCTAGCGTTGAAACTAGCTCTATTGTCTATTAAATATTGTTCATGGTAATTCTTATTTTTAGCGTACCAATCTTTATTACTTATTTGTCTACATGCTTTACACTGGTGGTAATAATTATCAGCAGACGAACGATCCTGTGAAAAGCTATTCTTTAGCAGAAAGCTTTTGCATGAAGAGCATTTTTTATAGTCTGATTGCTTTATAAACCAGTGCTCCCAGCTTTCACCACCACCAGTCAAAGAAATATTTGGAAAAAGCTTCTTTATGTTTCCTATAAATGTCTTTTCTGACCGCCCTAATAAATTCATCGCTTTAGGGCTTGAATGTGCGATAAACAAAGCATCTAAAAGTTCGTCTATAGTTATTGCCGGTTTATTCCCCCATTTTTTAGCAAAAATAGTTTCTGGCGTTAAACCTAAATTTTTATATATGCTTTTCTTAACTTCAATCATCCAATATTATAACAAATTGGAGGACACAAGTCAAGAACTATTTATTGGTAGCCCTACTCGGACTCGAACCGAGATAACTTCCGGACCTAAACCGGACGACTTTGCCAATTTGCCCATAGGGCCACTAATAAATAGCTCTTTTCATCATTTAAGTATTATATGCCATCTAAGCTTCAAAGTCAAGAACTAAAAACAACAAAGCCCCTTAACAGAGTCAAGGGGCTTTTGTCAACGACAAAATGTTACGGTTTTAACTAATATTTAGTTAAAACCGTGCCCTTTAGACAAGCATTATTACCCTCTACGAGGTTATAATTTTCAGTGCTGGCTAATAGATGGATCATAATTTAATCAATGGAAGTCCTTTAAAGACTTCTCTCTGACTACGTTCAGTAATTGGGAACGTAGCAATTGCTGTAATTTCGTTGTAGAAACCTTCGTGGTACTCAACGTATTCAATATCGTTAATATGCAGTAAATGTTTTACTGCTTCTAGCGTCTCCAAGTTGCTTACTGCAAGGTTGCAGAAGTGAAGCTGATTAGCTTCTCTCGGAGTTAATTTATTACCAAGTTCTAGAGCTACATGTGCCGTCTGCACTAATTGCTGCGACTTGCTTATGTCAGTTCTAGTAACAAAGTAGGCATATTTCTTTGCCATTGTAATTCTTTCAAAAATGGTGCGGGTATCGACGGCAGGGGATACCCCGATCGTCGCTTGAGCACCCTACTATCACATAGGATACCCGCACATATTTGGACGATGAGGGGCTTGCTTATGCAAGGCGTGTCTCAAAGCCACTAATATTGGTTGGGTGCTATGCTGTTTCTCAGCGATAGTTAAATTAACCTCTGTGGGACACTCCATAAATGGTCTCGGAGGTGAGATTCGAACTCACGACTTCTCGGTCCCAAACCGAGCGACTTAGACCAGACTAGCCCACACCGAGATTATTTGAATTGGTCGAGCGGGGTGGACTACTTATTACCACCACTGTGATCACTTATCATGGCGTCTCTTAAGATTGGACTACCGCTCGATGAATTGGCCGGAACAAAACTGCGGGCGACTTAAATAAAGATTAGTCACCTCAACTTTCATGTGTTTTGCGCCCGAATGAAAAGTTCCAGCCAAACTTTGGAGCGCGGAGCGGGATTTGAACCCGCAACCCTGGGATTAAAAGGCCCGTACTCTACCTATTGAGCTACCCGCGCATTTTGTTAGTTTTTCTTAGAAATCATTGCTTCGAGACGGGCAACTGCCCAATTCCAGCCCGCAACGATTTGATTTTTAACAAGGTATCCGAAGAACGTACCGGCTAGAAAGCCGAAGATAAAGCTAAGCATATTTGAAATCCACGTCTGCTCTCATAAGAGCCTGTGCCATATTCATGGCTTCATAGTTTGAAAAGTGTTTGGGAATGTAGAAGATCATCCTAGTCCGCTATCGCCTTCTTTTCTCATTTGATTATCCATCATACGCCGGTTCAGGACCAAAGTCAAGAACTAAATTTGGAGGACGTGGTCGGGTTCGAACCGACAAGTTCCGTTAGGAAAGCAGATTAAGAGTCTGGTGGGCCAACCAATTGCCCAACACGTCCATTATTCGTAGTCTTCATCTTCAATTTCAATGCTATCAATGCAAGAACTGAGATAAGAAATGTGGTTTACAACTTCATTGACTTCATGAAATAGATCATTCCATTCATCGGAGTCTTCATGATTTTCTGGATCGGCACGTTCTAGAGCATCTAGCTCTTGATACATACTTTCCAGGTCACTTTCCGCATCATTGCGGTCATCAATAAGTCTTCGAAGTTCATCTTCCACAATGTATGATAGCCTTTTCAGCTTAAGAAGTCAAGAAAGATTTAAAGAATTGGTCGTATAAGGTAGGATCGAACTACCCAAGCCGAAGTTATGAGCCTCAGCTGCGCCCAGCGCTTATACGATTAATATCTACGTCCGAACTCACGATAGAATTGTCTATGCTGATCACGATTAGCACATACCATACGGTTTGTGTAAGGATCGCGCACTACAATATCGTAGCCTCGGCAACGCCCGCGCCAATAGGTCGGTTGTTGTGAATAAAATCTACGCTCTCGACGTTCATAGTCACGTCGATCGTAGCGGTGATGATCTCGTCTATCGTAACGAGGATGATCTCGACGCTGTTCGTAGCGGTGATCTTGCGTTCCGATTGTCACTGAAAGTGACTGAGCTTGTACTGGAGTGCTACTGATTAGAAGTAGGGATGCCATTGTGGCAATTGCTAGTTTCTTCATAATATCTCCTTAAATTATGGCGGTTGATGAAGTAATCGAAACCTCAAGACTCTCACCTTGGCAGGGATTTCAAGTCCCCTTTGACACCTTGCCGCCATCAACCGTAAGTGGTGCAACCCGTCGGGATCGAACCGACATCCTGGGCTTTTCAGACCCGTGCGTGAACCATCATTGCTAGAGTTGCGTTATCTGTAATTATTGAGTTTAAAGCTTCTACCCATTTGATAGCCTTTTTGCCAAGCACAATTTGAGCTTTTAAAAATACCTTCACCTTTTAGGCCTGCTTCATACCCTAATTCTAATTGAGTTTTAGGTTTTATAAACATATATTTACTTTATAGTTTGGATGCGGAGGTAGGACTCGAACCTACAGGTATCTTTCGAAACTGGTACCAAAAACCAGCGCCTTACCATTAGACTACTCCGCAAAACTTGTGGTGCGCCGAGCCGGACTCGAACCGACAATCCGGTCATTATGAGTGACAAGCTTTACCATTAAGCTATCAGCGCAAAATATTGGTAGCAGATACAAGAATCGAACTTGTGATGGGCGATTATCAGTCGCACGTTATACCATTTAACTAATCTGCCATAAGAACTTAATGGTACCCCTAGTCGGAATCGAACCGACCGCGACAACCGTGTAAAAGTCGTCTGCTATCCCAGAGCCAGAGGCACAATGAAGTGCTTACGTGATGAGAAAGATCAATAGTTCTTCGGATCGCGCTTAAGCGGTTTTCGGAAGGCTAACTTTCTCATCACTTTAAGTATTATAAATGATTCGGAAGGCAAAGTCAAGAACTATTTTAAGGCTCTCGAACACTCGCGAAGCGGCTTTGCTTTCCGTCTCACTATTTATATAGTATATGCGATCCGAGGATCAAAGTCAAGAACTTTTTTACAATAGCTTGATAAGATCATTTGATCTATCGAGCAACTTGTAGTCAATAGTAACAGGCTCAAACACTTCAATGTGGTTTAGCACTGTTTTTATATTGAACGGAGCACAGGAATACACATCCAACTGAAGCAGCCCATCTGTCCATAAGTGCAGACAAATATGACTAGTTTCAATTACTGCCATAACTGTAGTACCCTCATTGCCCTCCATATTGCAGTATTTTGCGTATGGACCAATAAATACTTTCATATCTATTGCATTTATAAGATCTAGCATCCACCATTCTAGGAAGCTTTCGTCTTTAATAGGGTTCTTGATCGTAGCGCGAATAATTACGTGATCATGATGCTTGATTATTGAACTGCCCTCTCTACATCGACACCATATTCTTTCAGGTGTGCGAGGCTGCCCAGCTCATAAGCTGGTTGTGAAGCGTAATACCCCGGCTGCCCCCAACTTGATAGGTACAGTTTGTCTGGAGCTTCGAAAGGTTCGAGAACGTAAACACGATAAAGTTTTGACGCCTTATCCTTTGTTTCACCCAAGTCTCGATCAATAATGCATACCGATTGGAACCTTGCGGACCAAGCTAGGTCATTGACTTTAAACTCGTCTGTGATACATTGGTCAGGAAGCGGAGAATACTCAAAGTAGTTTTCACCGACGCCGCGCTGTGGAACTCCCACAGTTTCAATAATGTTCCGTACGAACGTTGTTGACCGATAGAGACCCTCAGCAATCTCTGAAACAGAAATACCTTTAAGGTAATCTAGAACAGTGCTGCGAATTTCTTCGGGCGATGCCGGCTTACCACGATTGGCAGCCCTACGCTTTTGATCAAGAGCCAAACGACTCTTGTAACCCTCAATGATATTATTCAATCGAGTAGTATTATATGCAATGTTAAGGACTTCGCAAGCTTCCTTTTTAGTAATAGGTTTTGCTTGCTCTAGAAGCTTTACTACACGCTCGATATTTGCATCAGTCAGGTTCTCACCTGCTTTTGCTTTAACACGCTTAGCTAACGCCACTTAATCCTCCATTGATCTTGAATACATATTCTATAAACTTTGGGATCAAAAGTCAAGTACTTTTTTAGGCTATCCTCCGAAAACACTACTTGTATCGTTAATCCAATTCTTTTCCTTAAGAAGATGCCAAACCAGTTGAGTGCTATCAACTACAGTGGAGACATGCTCCCATTCGCATTCATAGTCCCAACCCGTCCCAACAATTAGAAGGGCCATTTCTCGGTTTTTCTTATCTTCCTTATCAAGTTCAGCCCAGACGTACAATCCATGACCTTGCTGATCAAAGTGTACGACTTTTCTAATATTCTCAATACGGATAACCTCATGAGGTTGAAATGGGCCAAATTTATAGATTACTCGCATTCTAGTGCTTTCATAATGTTAGGGAAATGTTCTCGCATAACTTCACCTGCTGCAACCGCAACTTCTTGATGTTCTAGTTGGGTCCCATTAGCAGAGCGTAAGTCGATATAATGAATCCAACTACGAAGAGTACCAGCCATATACATGTTCGTAACGGTGAGCCCTTCAGGCAATACTGCGCGAGCTTGTTCCTTAGCGATTCCATTTGCTAGCGCCCATTCGTATGCCTCTTTTGCTTCTGTCAATACATTTAGTTGTTTAGCTTCCCAAACACCTTTTAGGTTATCGCTAGCAGTATTTAAACTGTTTTGGCGGTTTTTAGGATCCTGCATGCGGGCATCACGAGTAATAAAGTTCGTAGACACAGCATAGCGCTGACTAAATTCTTGGAAACTAAAGCTACGGTGACGCAGAATCTGTCTACCAATATCACGCGTAGTCTCAATCTCTAGTGTCATGCTCACCATTTCGAACGGTGACCAATGTTGATTGCGAATAAGATAACGAATCAGCTTATCTGCTGTTTCATTATTTACTTGATTCTCAGGATTGCTAACACGAGCACAATATGCAATAAATTGCTCGGCTGTTTCAATGCCTTCAATGTCGATTGGGTATGTGATACCCTTTAATTCTACTTTCAAAACCACTCCGGTTGTTGTCGACGTTTCCATGTAGCAATATCAGCTTTATCATTTTTATAATAAGTGCGATAAGCTGTCACAACATCGTCTGATTTATACTCGTCAGGCATAGCCTGTGCGAATGGCGTTAAGCCAATAGACTTGAGCCTGAAAGGCTCGGGCATGCGGTTAACTTCGATACAACTAGCGTGAGGCTTGTTACCTCGCCACTGTGATTCTTCATTAAGCGCGTTTACATAAACTTGAGTCCACTCGAAGTTATCAAAGCTCTGACGCATCCAAATTGTACATGGATGGTTAATGTGTGCGGCTTTGTAACGAAGGAAGTCACGTTCATCAATAGGTGGAAGTTCAGCCATTGCTTCTTTAACAACAGCTAATTCAGCTTTCTCTAAACCTCTCGGAATATATCCTAGAAGCTTATCAATCCATACCGTAGTTGCAAGCATCTGTGCAGCCTCTAGCTGCATCTTACCAACATGTTTGTCGATATGATATTCAGCATTACGGTCTAGATCGTAGTCTAGAATAAATAAATTCATTTAGGCATCCAGAATCTGCCTGAAGATCCGCAATCACTCATATACTTACTTTCACGTTGATCATTACAACGTTTGATAGGTCCAGTTCTTTTAGTTCCTCCATTGACAAGATCAGGAATAGCTATCGTATTAGCTAGACATCTAGCTAACGGAGCGATGAACTTACAATCTTTACATAATTTTGTCATGTTTTATGATAGCAATCTTTCAGGTAAAAGTCAAGAAAGAAATAGACTTGCGCACATGGTACACAAGCCTATTTTATGGTGTGGTCGGCGCATGAAGCGTTTACCAATACGCGTGGGCTCCTATAACGCGGTATCCTCTACCGCCACCCAATCGTGCAACTCTAAAGTTTCGTGCTCCTCCAGTGGGGTCTGCGACCTCTTCAGCCATTACTTGGCGAGAGATACGCACCGCTCTATTCCACGCTGCCATTTCGTGCGGAATTAAACTGGAGACGGACCGGACAGTCCAGGTAAATTGTCCTGGCGCCCAAATAGTACGGCAGTAAGAATGGCCACTCCGGGCTACTCTATTTTTTGTGACCCATGCAACACCTATTTGGTCTTGTCTTGTTGAGCCTCTTGCTTCGTGATATACATTGAGAGCTAAACAAAGTGCCTGTCGCCTCTCTGGATGTTCTAGTAAGTATTCTGTATACCTGGTTATATTTACTCTATCTAATAAGGAATTAACTGGTGCTGCTTGCGTAGGAGTACTACACATAAATAACGCAGCTACTATTCCTAGTAGCCATTTTCTCATATTTTCTCCAAAGAAAAAGAGGAGCTGTTAAGCCCCTCTCTCTTGCTTGATCCGGTCTTCTACTAACTTAGCGTAACCTTGAATGTCATGCCAGTTATCATCGTAGTATGGATCACCATTTAGGATACGAGCCATTTTATCTGCAATAACAGATAATGCTTGTCTCATATCAGGATCGAGCTTATCCCAATTGGGAGCCGATCTTAAGACGTCTTGTACGCCTTGTGCAATTTTCGCATGATCTTTAAACTGACCATAGCGTCCACCACGTTGTGCTAGTGTAGCGGAAATATCATCTTGAACTTCTGGTTCAATAATTTTAGTTATATTTTTATTAGAGTTTAGAATATCCCTAATATTTGCGTTTCTTTTATCTAACGTTATTTCTGAAGGAGCTCTTGATGAGAAATAAGTTTCAGAAACGCCGTCAGGATAGTCCCAATCAATTTCAATTTGTTCCGACAATTGGTTTAGGTCTCACTGCTGGCACCATAAGCTCTGCTGGAGCTTTAGGGTATGGTGCGATTGTAGGATCTGGTAGCTTAGGAGTGCTACCACACGATGCTAGCAAAATACTAGCGGTTGTTAGTAGGATTGCTAGTCGCTTCAATTTCTCTATTCCATTGTTGTAATGCATCTAATCTATCTGCATTTGCAATACATTGTGCATAATTGCTATCAACTGTACCAAGCGCCTCTCTATCTGTAACCATTGCAGGATCAGTATTGGCTGCAAGAGCCGGATCAATAGCACGTCCTAGTGCGGATTGATTGTGGGCGTATACCCATCCCTTAGATAAAACATATTGTTCTGGTACGTTATTTACGATAACATCGCGGTTTACGTAAACGATCTTTTCGTGTTCTATAATGCGGTCTCTATACTGGACTAGAACGCTTTCAGTGACTTTGCTTTGTGCAAGCTTAACTTCGTCACCTAGTTTTCTAACTTGCAACTCATAACGCGCAATAGCCGCTTTACCTGTTGCTTCTCCATTGCCATAACCTTTGTTATAAACAATGATAGTACCAACTGATAAAACGGCTAAAGCACCGAGTCCTCCAATAAGCCACCATTTGATGGAAGCAAAAAAGCTTCCAACTTTAGCTAGTCGGGTTATCATTAGTCTCCTTGGGAGGTTCGATAACTCGGTAAATCATCTTACCGAATGTATCTAACTTTTCGCAGCGTTGAAACGCTTCTTTATATGTATCATAGATTTCTGCGTAGAATTCTAATTCATTGTCTACTTTGTAGCATACAGCATAAGGTCCATTAAAGAACTCAGCTTTTGAACTTCTCTTCAAGGTCCACCTGTGATTGCTTAGACTTAGGAGCTTCCGTAAAAGCACTAAGCGGGATTGTATGCTGCTCAATATCAGCATCTAGAATTTCAGGATGCTCGTCAATTGAATCTACACGAGTAAGAATGTCATAAATCAGTTGGTAGCGGTCATCAATATGCATAGCATAGAATCCGACTTGCTTATTGATATGAATCTTCTTCACATCAACTAGCGCTGCTTTGATCTTTTCTTCTAGCTCTAAACCTCGTTCAGTGACTGGATCATCATTGTAATCCATTTCAACGATTTCTTCCGCACACATAAGAGCAACCATAGGCTCTTTTTCAAGATATGCCTCTAGTTCCTCTCGATTTTGGTGAACAACGTGTACTTCACCATCAATGCCAACTATGGCGAATACCTTAATCATTAGCGTGCTCATTACAAAGAGTTTTGATCCAACCTCGATCTGACCGAGAGCGTCCTGGGTTACCGCATACTTCGCAGGTAATCTCCGACAGTTCTTCTGCTCTAGCTACTTCTGAGCTAAAGTGCTGATCGCCTCCGTTATAATAGAAACGAAGAGTTCCGAATTTTTCTTTAATTTGTTCAACTACAACAGGAGTCTCACACTGACCTGCAGTTTCTTCAAGCTCATCTAGGATGCTCTTCCATCCTCGGCCAACATAATCAGCATATGCCATTCTAGTTCCTTTAAAAGTTAAGTGGCCCGTTCTGTTGCCAGGTGGAACCCATACCCCGGAAACTCAAGCCGCTAGGCGGAGTTCCGATACAAAGTTATCGTTTGCATTTATAAAGTGACACTTTGTCAGGCAATAATCTCAAACTATCTCATTTCACGTCAGTCGATTGCCAAAACGCCCACATCATAAATTCTATCAGGTCTTTACACTACAGCTAGTATCACCTATGCGACGATTGCCCTAAATCGCTCCCTCCGAGTTATGAGTCGGCCGTGCTTGGAGGCTTACAAGACCTCAGGACTAAACTTTTCGATATAGGGACAAGTCCTTGTAAAACCAGCCTATATCTAGATAGAATTTATGGTGTAGGCGAGGAGAGTCGAACTCCTGTCCTGCACGTCTTTTGATAATCGTCACCGATTATAATGTAACTCTCTACAGAGAGTATTATTTAACGAATCACTCGAAGAGCACTCATTATTTAGTCCTTTCATTTGATTTAGATATAATATCAAAATCCGGGACTAAAGTCAAGAACTTTTTTCAGCCAATCTATTTGTCTTTTCCACCCAATGATCTTTGACACTCATGCCATAGTCTGGATGGTTACGACTTAGATTAGCAGGAATATAGGAAGGGCCAGATTGACGAGTATATCGTTGAGATCGTAGTTCGCGCTTCGCAATCATACGAGCTTTATGAGCAGCTTCGCGCTCTTCCTTAGTAGAGCCTTTTTCTAGCATTTCACATGCACGAGCGTTCTTAAACGTCATACTGCAACAGGCTCCTTGCCGTAACGAGTACGGAAGTAATCAATGCTGAGGAATAGAATATTACGGTTATTCTTAGGCCACTTTGACTCTACGAGTACTCGGTCGCCTACAACAGCCATAACTTTAGCTTCGCATTTACCGTCTTTACGTTTGTGAAACATTTTCACCCTTTTCGTTATATGAGATAAATTTAGCAATTGCATCAGCAATATCTAAAAAGGTACCCATAGTCAATTCACGATTAGCTCTCATAGGCATCGTAAGACTAAGGGCATGTTCTACTGCTTTTGCTCTTACTACTGTATCATCCATTAATAAGAACCTTCCGTTCTGCATCAGCCTTACGCTGACGTACAATACCAGCGCGCTTCACACGCCGACGCTTTTCGCTAGGCTTTTCATACGCCTGCTTTTCTTGTAGCTTACGGAACATACCGTCGTCTGCAAGCTTACGCTTTAGAACTTTAATAGCACGGTCTACGTTACCGTTGCGTACTTCAATAATCACTTATATTTCTCAATCTGTTTGTTGATTTCAGCTTCTAGTAGCGGTTCAGGAGCTACCCATCCTTCTGGTTTAATCCACTTTCCATCATGTTCTCTAACACGAGGTTTACCATCTGGCCAAAGCTTAGCAAACTGTGAATCCATCACAATGCTATAAAGCTTACCAGGAGCGACTCCGCACTCCACCAGACCACCTAAAGCGAACACGATTACATCTAGATAGCCATCTACTTGGCCTACTAGGTCGTCTCCTGCTTCTAGGATTTCATCAGCTTCTTCTTTAATCCACAGTGCTCGACGTTCACGATGGAACTGATCTTGAGCAGTCGGACTTCTAGGGGCAGGCGTTCCGAATGTCAAGTGTACGTCACGCATCACCTGCCAAGCTTCGTTAAGGCCTAAACCTGCATTTTCTGTATTTTTCATTTATTCACCTTAAAGAGCATACCCTGAACTACAGCCATAATCGTTGCTGATTCATATTTGAAGTCACTACCTTCAAGATCAACACCATTTTCTAGCGCCCAAGGATACAAATATTCTGAGATGAATTCCATTGCTTCAACGGATCTATTGGTAGGTAGTTCAACTACCGGAGGTACTGGCTTACGATATGCTGCCAGGCTTACAACTTTACTCATTTATTTCCTTTTATTAAACGTCCATCCGCGTTTACGTAAGTTATGAACTTGAGAATAGATGGATTGTTCGGTACGACCTGGCAACTTCAAGAGGAGCGCATCTATTGTTATGGCACCATAATATTTCTTGAGCGTATAGCGCTCCTCTTGAGTCCATGGCTTCAATTTGTATACCATTTAAACAGTATAGATTAGTTCAGGACAAATGTCAAGAACTAAATCACATGAAGCTGTGGTAGATTGCTCCGAAGCCCCAGAAGACTAGAGAGACACCAGATCATCAATCCTGCGGCAGTAAAATCATTATCCATACGCCATTTCGTGCTGTCCGCACGCCTTATGATTTAAAAGAAAAATGTTTTCAGTCATACAGTGTACTTCATCAGTACCCATATCTTTGTACCACATTAGTACTAGTTCGTCGACGTTACCTTCGTCATCCTCGATCTCTTGTAGTTCCATGTCAATGACACGAACTAACCTTTGATTTTTTAAACTCATCCAAGTGAGATCATAGATATCAATATGCACGTTATCTCCCCATGCGATCTGGATTATCTTTCCAGCTTTGAAGAATAGCAGTTTCTTCAATAATTAATCGTAGAATTTCTTACTAGAAATATACATCCAAACAACAATTGCAGTAATAATATTAAGAAACGGGAATATTCCGAATCCTGCACACATTATAAGAGCAAATGTGGGAACTTTCCAGTTAGGCATATATAATCCTCTATATTCAGAAGACATATAAAATGCAGTAAAAATTCCTGCATAAGTAATTAATACTGGTATAATATAGAAAATCCAGAGTGCAATTCTATCTGTCATGTTACTGTATTATCACGATCTAACCGTTCGATTTCGGCGACGATCAGAGCGCCAGCCCGAACGAGATCAGAACGTCGATCCTTAGGTTTCCACCACGATCGATCCCATGGCCATGAATGGCTGATGGCTACGCTCGATACACTGTCGAAAAAATCTTCATCCGTATGGTGTCCGCCTGCGTTGAGAGCATAGCAGGCTGCCGCTCGCGCCATTTGATAGTCGTCGTGTTCGTCGTCATGTCCACTAGACCAACCTTCTACTTCAATTTGTCGTTGACGCTCAATAGCTATTGCATTCAGCGCAGAATTACGTATTTCATTTATATTTGTCATGTTATATCCACAATTGTAAAGTAACCACCATCATCAAAGCAAGCACCAGTATCAATCCAGCTTTGATTACCACTAGTGAAAGGCTTATTCATCACGTTATGCCCGTAATACACATGGTCAATACCTGGAACGATATTAGGATCGCCCTGCATATCGTTGATCATAGCTTTCTTCAAATGAGAACGCCCCCAAATCATTTCTGTTTGATAGAAATCAACGAAGGTTGCTGCCATATCCCAATGATGGCCAACAAAGCAAGAATGGATAACTCCAATTCTCTTACCAGAAGGCACATGCACTTCTAGGATAATAGGTAGCGTACTCAGCTTGGCCGAAATATCATAGTGTAATTGAGAATTTCCACTATAATATAACTTCCAGAACCATTTACCACCATGCTTCTTATGAGTCTTACGATCTTGTCTAGTTGCTGCCCATTCATCATGGTTTCCAAGAACCGCATGAAACCATGGCTTATTTAACCACTTAAGAACTTGCTCGCTTTCGGGACCACGATCAATTAGATCACCTGTTGACACCAGATGGTCTTGGGTAGGGTCAAACCCTAGTTTATCTAGTTCAGCTTGAAGCTTAGAAAAGCAACCATGGATATCACCAACAACGTAAACTTTACGTGCCTGCGTTAGGTCTAAAATTTTGAACTTGTCGGCCATTAAGCAATTCCCATTTATCTTCTTCAAATTTAACCCAGACTTCCGCAGAGTTTACTTGTTTCTTTTTCTCACGCAAACTCATAATAGTCATAGGATCTTGTTCAAACTTAAACAGTGTTCGTAGAATGCCTAGGAAGTTGAAATATTGCTCAGAGCCAAAATAACGTACATCAGGCGAATAAGAGTTTCGCGAGATATGTTTCTGCATTTCTGTGTTGGTTTTCATTCTCTACCTCTTTAACTTGTATTTATATTAGCAAAATTCAGGACTAAAGTCAAGAAACATTTTTAAGGAAGCGCGTAATTTTAGGAAAATTTAAGGCGAGATCGGCGCGAACATCAAAAAAGGGAGCGTTTTACGGCTCCCTTCTTTTCCCACGAAGTGGGATGTCGGCTGTTTATACATTTACACCTGCACCCGTGACCGTTAAACCCAGCCACGTTCTCTACGGTGAGCCTCTAGCTCTGCGTAGAAAACCATATACTTAGCCATACGCTTCGTATCTTTCTCTGTGACGCCCTTTAGACGTCTAAAGTCACCGTTATGCTTCAAGTCTGCCATTTTTACAATGCAAGCAGCAGGATCTTCCTTAATAGCCTTTTTATAGGCCTCATAGGACTGACCGGGCATCTTAGTGAGAGCCATTACTGCACGAATAACTTTATCCGTAGCACCAGCTTCAATAAGCTCGTCCCAAGTTACGTTACAATCTTCAATAACGTCATGAAGAACAGCAGTAGCTAGAACTTCTTCGTCTTCGGACTCGCACAAACCCATTACTGCTAGAGGATGCAGAATATAGGGGCGACCACCTTTATCAAATTGTCCAGCGTGAGCGTTCGTAGCAAGAACGATCATTTTTCCAAGCATTTCACCGCGTTTCATATCTTCCCTCACTTTCTATATTTATCTTAAGGGATAACGGGCTAAAAGTCAAGAATGTTTTTCAACATCATTGTCATAATCTTCTGCGTAAACGCGTACTTGAGCGACAAAATATTCAGGACCCTTAATATTGCCTAGAAGAACGTCATAGACGTCCTCTGCACAATCAGGATCACCCATTTGTTCAGCTATCCATAGCGCTTTCGCGTAGCGATGTGTCGTCAGTCTCATAAATTTCTCTCAATGCTGTGTGTAGAGCTTTTAGATCCAATTTGCCAGTTTTAGCTAGCGTTGGAATCTCTTTGCCAATCCATCGACCAATATCTTCCACCAAGTCTTCTTTTTTGACAATGGCGTCTCCAGTTTTTGTTGTTCTAACCGGAGTGATGTAGACTCCTTCGCCCGCAAGCTTTGCAATAACAGAGCGTGTCGATTTCCCAATACGCGCGGAGATTTTGTCGACCGTTTCTCGACTGGGTGATGCGGTGTATTCATCGACAATCTCCTGCGTTAATTCATCAGAATAACTCATGTTATTCCTCCTTATACCTAATATACAATCCTAGCTGCCTGCCGAAAGCCTCGATCTCCCATGGTGAATCCCAGTATTCGTCATCAGTAGTTTCCTTATAAGAAACACCTTCCCAAATAACTGTGTCACCAACTGAACTCATTTGTCCAGTTACGTATTGCTTTATATGCACCATTTCATGTGCTAGAATACTAAGAATTGGTTCTGCGTGATTTCTAGGATCAAGTTGGATGATTCCAACTCTTTCTTCAGCGTCCCAATCACAGGAGCCAATCAAACCTTTACCAACTTTAGTGCGTTCAATTAAAACGGTAAAATCCTCATTGTCGATACCCAACTTCTTAGCGTAGAAGCAAGCCGCTTTAGCTAATCCTTCGGGTCCGACAATGAGGGCCATTTTATTACCTTATAGTTTCTAGAAAAACGTGAATTTGTCTTCGTTGTTAGGTTCATCCTCTACAACAACAATATCTGCACCATTATTAAGTGCTGTGATAAAGTCTTGAAGAGTATCATCTTGCTGTCCACGATAAACTAGCAAGTTATAATGAGCCTTTAGAATTTCCGCGATGTAGTCATATTCACTTTCTTCGAAAGCGCAAATGTTGTCTTCTTCATCATAGTCCATAAGGGTGTCTCCTACTATTGAATAACTATACTACATGATTTCAGGGGAGAAGTCAAGTAAATTTTTAATCTTTGGTCTTCTGGACCTCCGAAAATTTATCCAATACCTTACGAAGAAGTTCATAGACGCTTTGATTACGTTCATGGCCTTCGATGCGAAATTGCTCATAAACTTCAGGAACGCCTAATCGTGGTTCGCCTCTTTGTTCAACAGCAAAAGAATAATCACTAGTATCTGCTAGATTAGAGATATTAGCTCCAGTAATACGACCAATTTCAAACTGACGCGTTACATCGCCACCCGGCCAAACTTCAATCTTTACAACTAGCATTTTAGTCCTTTGTATACCAATCTGTGCGTTCAGGGACTCCGCGAGAAACAGCTTCTTGCAGAGTTAGTGGGAAGTAGTTTGTCTGTTCTACGGAAACGCAAACATAGCGTTTGTCTTCCTTAAAACGATTCTTAGCTTGCATAACTTTGTGAGCATGCAGGTGGCCATGAATGTTCAGACCCCAACGACCCAGACTTTCTTCATGGATCGGGATATGAGACAGAATCAGTTTACCACCTTCTTCTGTTTTCTTCACGACATAGGCACGAATATCATCGAAGTAAGGCAGATAATCTTTCAGAGCAAATATATCATGGTTACCTTTCACTAGAACCATACGACCATTCAGTCGACTTAGAACGTGTAGAGCCTTACGATTAATAGCAACATCACCCAGGTGATAAACTCGATCTGAAGGACCAACTACACTATTCCAGTTTTGGATCATAGCTTCATCCATTTCCTGAGTATCATCCCACGGACGCAGCTTATCTACACCATTAGGGGCCATGAACCGGCAAACACCAGCATGACCAAAGTGTGTATCACTAATTACCCAACTTTGATTTTTCATATCTTTTTGTCTCTTCATAAACAGCTTTTGCTGCGTAATAGCCCATCATAAATGATTTGCTTTTAAAATGAGGATCAAATCCATAACCTATTTGAAACGCATTCCAGCCTTCCTCATAGTCACTTTTCATTTTGATCAATCCAAGTTAGCACATTATTGAGTGCGTGTTTATAGCCCAACTGATATTCAGTTAGTTCATTACTATCTTCATCACCTATTACAGGGTGAGGCTGAATTGCCATTATGTTTGCTTTCAGCATTGTCTTCAGTTTCTCTACTTCCATTACCCTCACCCTCCATATACCAACTCGGCATTTCTAACGCCTTTGGGTCCTCCCACCACTTAGGAATCTCTTCCACTGTGATCGAAGGACCCTCACGTTCTCGCCATTTTTCGTAGAACTTAACCACGTGCTTTCACAACGAACTTACAGTAGGCTGGAGAACTATCATTATAGCCACCATATGTAGCAGCTCTATAGTCGCCGGTAACATCTTTTGTAGTAACCATCTTATCAAACGTTTCTCGCACATATTGTGCTAGAATTTGTTTGACTTGTTCTTCTGTAAATGTGTAGGTAACTTCTACGTTTACAGTTGGCTTGTCACTATCAAAAGATTCTCTAACAGAACTGGTTTCTCGCATATCTAGGTAGCTACGTCCCGAGCCAAAACGATCAGATTGAGTTTCGTAGCTACCACCATTAGGATGATCATTAGCGGGCAATTGCAGCCTCCAGCAGCTTAAGGTCAGGCACAGTCATCTTGCTCAGAGACGGGATAGGAGTTTCAAGACGCTCATATAGCCGAGCCACAATGTCATCCTTCGAATCGCCCTTGGCCTTACCAGTAGCCTTTTCACGAGGGTCTTTAGCTTGATAAGGCACATCCAGTGCGCGAGCCTTAGCTACAACGCTACGCGAGGTAATACCCGGCGAAACATCCTTATACTTCTCAGCAAATGCTACAGCTAGACCGTGGTTCAAAACTTCGATAGACCGCAGTTCGGATAGCATAGTTTCAGTGTATTTAACAGCCATATTATCTTTTTCTTTCCTAGTTGCGGACTATTCCGCTCATTTAATGCCTCAATATAAGGCATTTGAGCCTTAAAGTCAAGATTTGTTTTTCAGGTAGTTATATTCAATATGCATGATTGCGCTGATAACAAATGCGCCAGCAGCAAAAGGAGCACTATCTCCAGTTTTTAGTATAAGATGTAGTGCAGCTAAAATAAGACAAGCCCACCAACCAAGCCAGATACTATTTTTAAATAAGCCCACGATACCACTCCTTAGCAGCAGCTTCAGTTCTAAAGGTTGAAGGATAGTCTAGGCCGTACTCTACGATCCAGCAATCCAGTCGAGAGTTAAACATACCATAACCACGCTCTTCATCATTATACTTGACAGTAATATGAGAAGGGATTTCCTTGAGTTTAACTTGAGCTTCACGAAACTTCTCATTGCGCTTCGCTTGAGCAACCATTTGTTCCATTCGAACATTAATCGGATGATCTCGGAAGTTCATCCGATTAATCTTAGATGCCACTGGAGTAGGATCAGGCTCAAGCCCCACAAACATTCGGAAGTCCGGAACAACAGTCATTTCGATTTCGTTAAGCTTCATATTTAGTTTTCTTCCTCTTCTTCATCTGGCCCACAGTCTGAGCAAACATCACCGTCTGGATTGTCTTCTTGGACTTCCGCATAATCACCAGCTTCACACCACCAGCCACATTCAGCGCACATAAAGATAATGTTATCTAGAACATCACAAAACTGCATCCAATTTGCGACTTCATTTAGTCCATTGGCAGCACCTTCAGTTACATCATAAATAACTTTATCAAGAGATTGACAAGTTCCTTGCAAATCACTGATAATCTCATTAATTTGTTCTTGAGTTAGAGTAATCAGTCCCATTGAGTAACCTCCACTTTGCGAGCTGACGCCGACAGAGTATAAACATACACAGCAGAAACGTCAACACTAGAATTCATGTAGTCCAGTGCACGTTGCTTAGCTTCAGCTTCTGAATCTGCAATAAAGGTAGAAAACGTATTAGGCTTATTGGACTTGAACGACTGTTCGATTACAAAATTCATTGAATGTTCCTCTCTCTCATTTGATTATTCATAATACACTGAGAGAGGAACAAAGTCAAGTCTTAATTAAAGGCCTGCTCGCGCACGCTCTTTGATTTCATCCCACAGATCACAGAATGCATCAATGCCGTCATGCTCAAAGTCAAACTCGACAAAAGCGCTTTCCGGGTGGTTACTAGCTTCTTCGAACGTCAAACCGTCCGTAGTGAAAAACGAACCGTCTTCAGCTTCAAAGGTGTTAACGAAGCCACGGAACGAGCGCTTGATGCCATCATCCGTGATAGGGTCTTTGAATAGAGCTTGCTCTTCACCGCCGAAGATACCACCTGTAGCCTTCATGGCGAAGCCATAAGTGTCGCGAGTGTTATGTTGGTATGTGAACGAACCAATACCCAGAACAACGTTCGAGCTAGCAAAGCCATTCTTGGCCAGGCGATCAAAGATGTCGCTAGCGCGTTCCAGAGTGATCGAGTCACCATAGATCAGGCCAATATGCGAATCAAGAACCTTGAAACCCTTCGAGTTGGTTGTACCACCGAATACTTCCCACAGGAGTTGGATAGCACCCTTATATTCCGGCGAGCCAGGCTCTGCATCCAGATTACCGGCAATAATATCAACCGGATTACCAGAATCGGGACGAATAACAGCCTTACCATCACGGCTCATAATCTGAGACTTAAGAGTCGGTAGGGTCTTAGTCAAAACGTCCCAGAAGTTCCACGTATCGGACACAATGCTAACAATACCACTAGGATAGTGCTTCAGCAGGCGTTCAAAAGTTTCCAGCTCGGAAGCTTGACCGCCAGCACACATAACGCTGTGTTCCGCAGCCGGAACCGAGCCATAATCAGCGATTTGGAAGCCCGGATAGTTGGCACGTGCGCCGAAGAGCGCAGGCAAGGTATCAGTACCATTGAAGTACAGCAGATGGCCGACTTGGCCAGCTTCAGCCGCTTCAAAAGCATCTAGACCACGCAGCGAGAAATCATGGCACTGCCAGTCAACGTGCAGATTGTCATCGCACGTACGAGTTGCCCACTTTTCGCATTCCTTACGGTAGTTTCGCGCGATAGACGCGATAACTTGCGACTTCCACAGTAACAGCGACAGCAGCGATTCAACGTAGTTAGTTACCCACGCAAAATCTTCATGCGTGTTATAAACGGCCAGTTGAACAACGCCAGTCTTAGTAACCGTACCTTCTGGCAGGTACAGAACCTTAATCGGCAGATAGCCTAGCGTATGCAAATGATCAATGCGATCAAGTTGCACTTGAGTAGCAGGAACCTTCAGGAAGTCCTTATGGAACTGAGCATACTCCTCTAGAACATCTTCAACATCCTGGCCGAACCACTCATTCCACATATTCTGCATTTGAATAAGTGCAGTAGAAATACCGAAGAATACGACAGAGTTGTCGCCATCAAGTTGACGACCCGATTGACGAGCAATCTTGTCCGAGCGCGGAACCCAAGTCGAGAACAGGAGTTCCATGTTCTCAGGGTACATGTCAGCGTGAGCCAGCTTGTAAGAGTCAGCAGCGAAAAGAGCGGGAGTGTTATACATATTAGTTAGTTTCCTCAACGAGTTCATAAGTTTTAGCGAAAATACTTGGTTTAATAGGCCAATGCTCACCAGTTACTCCGGTTGCGATCCAGTCTCCAGGAGATACAATATGGCCACCCTCTAGAGTGTCTACCCAGCCATAGGGTCCAATCCCTTTAATAATACCGTTACGATTATCATATTTAATAACAGCTGGATGATCCCCGGACTTAAACCACTGGGTTGCCTCAATCAAGGCAGTTTTTCTATATTTAGGCATTTTGCTCCGAACGATCGAAAAGAGAGTGGATTTCAGTATAGTGCTTGAAGAGTTCTTCCTTACCACGAGAGAAGAGACCGTGAGTTACGTAAAGCTTCAACTCGCCAAAAGTATAGCGCTCGCGCAGGGCTTTAGCAATACTAATAAAGGTAGCGCCGCCATCGCAAAGATCGTCTACAACCCAGATAGTATCTGTAGGCAAAACTGCATCAGGTTTGTATACAATCTCATGACCATTGATTTTACCGTCAACACGCGTTTTATCCGCGTAGATTACGCCAGCGCTGTATTCATGCGCAACAGCTTCTGCACGTTCGACCGCACCCTTGTCAACTGCAACAACATGATCAATTTTATCATACGCAGGATTAAATTCTACTGCACGATTGAAGCATTCCAAAGGCTTCACAACTAGAACCGGAACGTCAAAGTCTTTCAGGCAATCAACCAAAACATGACTGTGCGGGTCGTAAACCGTTACCATATTAATCATCATACCAGCAATCATAGCGGCAGTAGCTTGAGCCGGAAGGCTCATACCGTCTTGCTCAATACGATCAGCACGTTGATCGGGCAGGGTCTCAATGACCAGATTGATCGTAGATCCACAGCAGTAACCGTCAATGGCACTGATGACTTGATAAACGGCCATAATAGCTTCCGGCAAAGTGGTCTTCAGCGTAATAGTGAAGATCAAATTGCTAATACGAGAATACTTGATCTGTTCCAGACCATCCAGATTAAATCGGAAGGAACCATCCGGGAACTCGTCCACGCGAACAGTGCAATCCGAAACTGTGAGCCAAGTCGTGGGGTCAGTGCGTTGTTTCATTCATATCTCTCCTAATCTTTAAATAGTATAGGCCCTTGACAGGTAAATGTCAAGGGCCTTTTTCAGATGTGGTTAATCTTCTAGGAAACGTTCGATGTAGTTATCAATGAGAGGAAATGCCATTTTCGAAAGTTACGCCTTCTGCTTGCAAAGCTTTTTCTGCTGTTCTAATAAGAACCCGATTTTCATATACGATATCTGCATCTTCCGTGTCCATATCTTCAAGCTTACCAGAAGCGCCTCTAGAGCAGCATTCTGCATAAGACTCTACATCTTCCTTAAACTTCGGAAGAATTTGCATAAGTACTCTAGTGACGTCAGTAGTCATTATATGTAACAGCTCTCTTGTTGTTGTGGGAGTTTAAGATACTCCATTGTTGTAGTATGCACATAGGACGGTCCTAGAGTGCTTTTAGATTTCTTAACACCATGCTTTAACTCAAGCATCGCAATATCACGATCGACAGCAGCATTCAATTCACGTGCACGCCGTGTAAGGGCATTTTCTTCTGATCGCTCAAGATAGCCTTTAACTTTAAGAGCACCTAAAAGCTTAGGATGATCTTCGGTAATAGTTTTCCAAAGAATTTTATGATCTTTAGAGGGGTTACTTACACTATCACTTTTGTCAAAAACGAGCATTCTATCAATATAGATTTGTAGTGCCCAAGCACCTGTAGATACCCAAATTTTCATACCACTACTATGAGTCATATGGTAGGTATCACGCTTCCATTGATCTGGCTCTTTGTGCATCAGATCAATAGCTGCTTTTACAACAGGTGTAGGTTCATATTCAACCTTAACCATTGCTTCAGGAGCCGTAGCCCTGAACAGTTTCTTGATCCAATTCCACATTCTTATTCGGGTTCCTCGACCACAACTAGAGCTTCGTAAATCGCAATAAGAGCGCCCTTTACAGCCTGATTAGCAGCTGCATAAGTGGAGAATCGGAATTTAGTTTCATCCCATTCACCATTGATTCGAGCATGAACTACGAATCGCCCGCTCATTTCTTGTGTAGTATCTTTTCCTCGCACCATTAGAGTACGAACAAGCATACCGGTATCTTCGTTAGTTAGTTTACTGGTCTCTTTATCGAGATACTTAGTGCCGCCTTGAATAGTAGCGTCCTTACGGTATTTTTCTGCCTGATCCTTCTTAGAATAAGAAGTGATTAGGCGATTTCCTTCTTTATCATGTCCGTCAGCATAATAGAACATTAAGCTACCCTCCTCTTTTGTTCTTGATCTTCATCGTCATTAGCAAGCGGAACTTCCAGCTTTGCACGATCCAGTGGGTCGATAGGATCACCACGTTTGAAGTCAAGAGTGAAAGCCCAATCAGCATACTGACCGGCTTCATTTGGTTTATAATAAACACCAGCATACTCAGCAGGCAGATTTACGTTTTGCAAAACAAACGCCAGAGCGACGTCTTCTTGAGTAGCATTCTCGAATGCCTCAATCACATCTGCGTGATAATGGTGGCGGCTATAAGTCTTAACACCTTCAAATCGCATATTTACTTTCCAGTTCGGGGCAGAATTTAATAAAGTCATGGGCAGTTTGCCAGCCACGGTCGTCTTGGTACCAGAGCCAATGCTGTTGAATGCATTCACACTCTACCATCTGACGAAGCATTTCAATGTGCTTACAGTTTGGTACGTGGGCTGGACAATCGCACTTATATACATTTCGTTTGCGTACTATATTAAAAGTAGCTAGTGGATAAGAACGGTATTCTTCCCATTTTGTTACTTCGTAGTCTTCTGTAGTTGTTTGTCTAAATGTATAATACATGATCACCAATCGTAAATGAAACCTTGTCGTCCGTCTTGAAGAACTGTGTCTCTTCTCCCTAATGTCTGAATATAATAGACGGCTCGGACTGCAAAGTCAAGTCACATTTTAACGGATCGTCAGATCATATACCTGACTAGCACCACGGAAAGTATAAGAGCAGCGAACATAATCTGTAAATGCTTGGCAATACCCACTTGCAGGCACTGTGGGTCCATCGCCAACAGAAAGAGCTTCTACTTGGAACTTAGAGTTATCAACGGTATGTCCTGCTACAATCATCTTACCGTCAAAAGTAAGGAATTGAACAGCAAGAGCAGTAATACCATTTTCACGATGTACAAGTGCTAGGCAATCTTCAGCCGGAGCATTATTGATACTACATTGCTTGATAGCAGGTTCAGGAGCGCTAGAAATAGCGAGTGCCATAATAAGGGCGGTTAGCATAGAGTTAAGTCCTTTAATTTAAAAATATAAGTTTCGCCCTTGAAAGAGCTGTTAACGGCTTGAATCCAAGCCTCTTCGCCATAGCATTCTATGACAGCGTATTCGTAGTTAAACCAGTTCTTTCCATTAGGTGTAAACTAGCTACCGTTTGTTACTATCGTACCTCTTTCAAACATTTTCCTGTCCATGCAAAATAGTGGGCGTTGAAGCGGCGTAGAAGTTCTACCGCATCTGAATCATTGAGAGGAATAGTAACTTGTCTACCAGTTCTAGAAGCAAGTTCTAGCGGAGTAAATTGTTCAATCAAACTAGTATTAGCTCGTTTTACAGATTCGCTCAACCAGCCTTTATCATTTGACACAGGGACAGGTGATCTTGGTACTGGAATCTCTGATTTTTCAGTAGGCCAGTTATCTTTTCGAGCTTCAGCTAAAACTTCTCGTTGATCGTAAACTTTGTCATTCATATAAATTTTTTATCCTCTATAATTTAATTTGACATTTCATGAAATTGTGATATAATAATTTTATGAGTAAAATTTGGACAGAACATGAAATTAATTTTTTAACCCTCAATTATGCAAATAAGGGTGGTAAACACTGTGGCAATATTCTAAATAGATCAAGTCAATCTGTTATTAACAAAGCGGGAAGACTAGGATTAAAGTATAATCATTGGAAGAAAACTAATGAACAATATTTAGAAGAGCTATTAGAAAAAGAGATAGATTTACTACCTTTAGAACCTTATATAGATAGTAAGACAAAAATAAAACATGAGTGTTTAAATGAGCATATTATAAGTATAAAACCCAATGATGTGTTAAACGGAGTAGGCTGCCCTATTTGTAGAGTTAGAACTCATGAAGACTATCAATCTTTAACTAAGTATAAAGTACTAGATACATATATAAATGCAAAAACTAATATAAGGCATGAATGCATTAAAGGTCATGTTTGGTCAGCCAGACCCCAGTCTATATTGAGTGGTTCTGGCTGCCCTTCTTGTGCAACTCACGGCTTTAATCAGAATAAGCCTGGCATACTTTATTATTTAAAAATAACTAAAAATAATCAAACTTACTATAAACTAGGTATTACTAATAGAACAGTAGCTGAAAGATTTGAGCGGGATAAAGATAAACAAATTAGTATTATTCATCAAATATACTATAATAAAGGATTAGATGCAAAAGAACACGAGCAAAAACTGTTATTTAAATTTAAGCATAAACGAGTATTTGTACCTGGATTTCTTAAGTCTGGCGGCAACTCTGAGCTCTTTGAGTATGATATTCAACCGTTTCAATAACTTCACTGTCTGATAGCTCATCTAAGTCTATTCTAGATTGCCATCCTCCGAATCGTCTAACGAACTGTGCACCTTCTTCATCGGCATCACCGACCGCAAAATATGGACGACCCGTAAGATAAAGTTGGTGAAGTAGAGCCATAGGATTAACATTAGAGACATGAAGGCTAGTATAGCCAAGTCGGTTAAGTGTAGCAGCTTTAAACATACCTCCAGTTAGATATACGGGTTTAGTAAAGTCCCAGGATTCCATTCCAAATACTGCAACTTCGTTCTTTACTACGAAGGAGTAATATCGCCCCAATTTAGGATGATTATCCATACCTTTCTTGGGAGCACCTGGACGATATTGATTGAAACCCGTCATACGCTTTCCAAAGTTATACATTGGAAAGGTGGCCACATCTTCAGTTAACGAGGCGTGTGGATACAGGTCCAGTCTTAGACCCCTGGACTGTACGTGCTCTTTCATATTCATCTTTGACAGTAAGCTCACGGTACACCTTCAGTCTTTCAATTTCTAGTTTAACTTTGACTTTAATGTCATTGAACTCAATAACTCGGTATGTTTTATCTTTAGCCTCATAAGTAATCCAATCCATCAACTGTTTCTGATCATCGAATTCCTTAATACTAGGAATAGCTTTCTTGATGTAGCCTCCATAGGTATCTTCTTCTACGAAGATTTCTTCGAATAATGCTGCATATTTCATAAAATTTTAACTTCCTTCGAGTGATCAATTAAAAGGCGGGTTTAATCGCCTTTTTCGATTGAGAGATCAGTAAGTATCAGTAACCGGTTTAAAAAGCATAACTCCTAGAAGACCGAATACTACGATAAGGAATAGGATCAAGGCTCCTAGAAAGGCAGCGCTAAACCAATCAGAAGTACCCCAAGGCACTACATGAGTTGCACCGGAGCAAATGTTATGGTAAACCGTTTCACCAATATTAGATTGTGGGGCAATACATTCAGCGGAATTAATATTTAGGTCAGTCAATGGGGTTTCCTTGTTCGTCAAAATGGGTTACTTTATCTTCTGGACGCTTACATAGTCGCTTAATATAGGCTACTGCGTCTTCGTAGATGTTAAATTTAAGTACTGGGTAAGATGAGTTTACCTGGCCTTTGCTATCATAAGTATAGTATACTGAGTCTGACTTAATAGTGTCGTACTTTACTTCCGGTTCAATAGGCATAGCTTGTACTTCTTCTGGCGAGTAAATTCGGTAATGACTTCCATAACCACCACCCCAACTACGATACTCTCTTGCGTCAATATTACGACATTTAATTCTACGCGTAGCAATTGTGAAGGTACCATACCGGTCTTCCTCAATCTTATACATGGGATCGACAGGAACGTAATCTTCAAAAGCTTTCTTCGCAAGTTTATTACGTTCTATTGCGATTGCGTTTGCGCGTTGGAACTTTTCTTCTTCTACACGTTCTTCTTCTCGCTTTTTAGCAGTCATTTCTTCATACATTGGATCATATTTCATAGCTTCCATTCTTTCCTAAGCTTTTGAATACCTTGTAGGATTTCTTTACGATCGGCTGTGCGATAATGGTAAGCCATCTTTCGTTCTGCAATCGCTAGTTCGCGACGTGCTTGCCCACGTTCTTGTGCGTCATCGCTATTTTTAGCGATAAACTGAAGATATAGTTGATTGCTATAATGGCGAAGGTATGCTTTGGTAGGGTCGACTTCGACAGGGCCACCTGGCCCTCGCGGCTCGTTATCTGAATAAAGGATCATTTCAAGTCTCCAAATAGATAGTTAATCCATTCCAACTCTTTTGCTTCCATTCTTTCCCGCAACTTTGCCCAAGTAATAATCTCGCCGCTTTTAAGTTTGACTAGACTATCATCTTCTGGCATTGCGATCGGCATAAATGGTTCTTGCTTAGTCATGTGTTCCTCCGATTAAGCCTTATCATAGCCTGCCTCAGCCCAAAAGTCAAGTCTTATTTACACGCCTGTTTGCAGGGTCTAGTAGGATTTTCCATGTCTTCTTGGATGCTTTGCTCAACTCTTCCCAACTAGGATAACGATTACAATGAACAATATCATCGTTACTTGTATATTCTATATATCGACGTTTAGCTTCTGCATCAGTCATAGTATTCTCTCTTTGCGTGTCAATTGTAAAATCTTCTTATGAAGATAGGCTAGAAATTCACCAATCATTTTGACTTCTTACCAAAACGGATTACATCAAAAGCACATAAAGTCCAAAATGCAAATGCAATAAGCCAGAACCATAGAACTACAGAAGGGGCAATATCAATAGGTATAAAGCTAAATAGTTTAGCAATAAGCCACATTACTCCTACAGCTACACCACCTATTACAGCGGAAATACCTACCACAATAGGAGCTGCAATACAGAAAATTTTAGCTGCACGCCAATCAATATACATGTTTATTAGTCCCCACACATTCTCGTAAGTGTCCAATAGCTTGATCGAGTTCCAATTTATGATATCGTGTTAAGCTTTTGCCATAATGCTGCGCAGCTTCGATTAGGTTTTCAATCGCGTCCTGAGCCTCCGGAGTTAGCTCTACTGTTTTTGAAGTTTTCATTCGCCTCCTGGAAGACTTTATCTAGCAAGCATAGCTCACAGTAAAGCTTATTATCTGTTTTAATTAGTGATACTATAGTTAGGCAGGTTTCACAGGTTTGCATTACTCTACAACTGTAAGTGCTCGTTTAACTGGCTTTTTAATCTCTGTTGGATATTCAGGGCTACCAAAACCTTTCAGATACTTGTCAATCTTATCTAGGATAGGAATGTTTTGCTCGGTATTACCTAGTTGCATAGTACAAAGCATTAGCTGTGCATACACAGCTTCCCATTCAGTTTTCGTCAAGATAGGCATATCAATCCTCAATCACGTCACAGAAATACTGAGTAGCTTGCTCAATAGGAATATTATGAATCTTCATCAGCTGCTTAATAACGTAATTCTTAGCTTGCACATATTGATAGTCAAACTGACTGCTACCACGCCACAACTTAAGTACGTTAGCTCTAATAGCTTGATGCTCTAGATACATTTCAGTCATCGCGACAATATCAATATCACTAAGATTAATATCTTTAGTAGTGACTTTTACTTCTATTAGCATACGGTTAAGTAGGTCTAGTAGAATATCTTCACGGTTTGTCATGAAAATCTACCTCCACCAGGCTTTAGGTACTCACCAGCGGGAGTAGCATTAAACATCTTATTCCAACTCACAACTAGCGACATAATGAGGTCTTCCTCACCGCCGCCTTCACAAACTCGTACCACATAAGGAGCAAATTTGGGGTCATTCAGCATGTATTCAACGTTTTCACGCCATTGTTTAACCTCATGCAGAGATTTAATGATCGAGTCTTCATCGTAGGTTTCATTAGCAATTTGGACGGTTCTCATTCTGATACCAGTCTTGTTCTTGTCAGACTTACATGAGCAGGTTCGTACCAGTTACCCGCTAGGCTATCGTGATCTTCACCTTCTTGAATATGAATTACACAATCTTCAGGACTAATTCCAGCCGCTTCAGCTAGAAGCTTACGAAGACTTTCCTCGTTCCAAGTGTAAGTTTCTTTAACTGTAGTTTTTGATGTAAATTTCATGTGAAGCACACAAACTTAACTACCATCCAATCTAGTTCATCAAGGTCTCTAGCATACTGAATGGCTTCTTCAATGGTATCAAACGTCATACAATTGTATTCGTCGTCCTCTACGAGTTTGCCATTATGATCAATTAGTAGAAACATTTGTATTTTCCTCTTGTGTGTAAACAACTTTCCTTTTAAACCAAATTGAATGTGCGACAGGTCCAACCATTTCCCAGCCTTGTGCTCCAAGAATATTAGCCATATCTACATCCATTGCTTTATGGTATACGGGGATTTTCTTATATTCCCATTTAATCATGAAGATCACCCGTTCGCAGTTTGATTTGATCTAGAATGATATTAAGACGCCCTGCTTCTAGAAACTGATGGTTACTCATATGCATAGCAACTACTGTTTCGAGTGTGATTACGAGGATTTGACCCTCCTCTGGGGTCAGGTTTCGTCGCTCAATGTACATAAGACTCTAGTTCCTCAATTGTTTCTAGCAGGTGGAGACGATATTCGGTTGTGTAGTGTTCTGACCCATGATCGTAGAATTCGTGCAATGCTTGCAGAATGTTTGCGATAAGTTCTTCATTGTCTTCAAGCATGTTCTAGCCTATATGCAAAATCTGCCGCTTCTTGATCGGCAAGTTCTTTACGAAGTTGAGCAATACGTGCCACTCGCAGTGTTTGCGCATCCTGTGTGATGCGGTTCATTTCTGCTTGCGCGGCGTCAGCGCGCTTCCTAGCAAAATACTGTCTACGCTTTTTAAGCGCTCGCTTAAGCCTGCTGCGACTTACTGGTAGATCGTGGCCATTACGCTTCACTTCTTTAGTGAAGGTTTCATAATCTACATTCGTGAGTTCAATATCTAGATCCTTATGGAAAAGGCTACTAGAATCGTAGTACCTATACCAGAGACGCTCGCTACCAGGCTTATCAAACTTATACCGCTTATATTCAGTAGCACCAACCCATATATCAGGCTCATTTTCCAGCGAATCAATCACTGGGCAGTAAGTCTTAGCTCTGTACCAAAGCATCAAATACTTAATCACTTGATATTTCCCTTATTAAGAGCTAAGAATACTACAGTTCAGGTCGGAAGTCAAGAACTGGATTCAATATACTTTATATTGATCGACCTTCTCTAAGAACTTGAAGCGAAGAGTCCAGTACTTATTAGAGGCTTCCTCGTCTGCACTCCAACCATCTACATAGTCATTATGATCTAGAAAAGCGTACAAAAGTTCATCTAGTTGTTCTTCAATCGTCTGCATATTCAGCCTTCAATTCTTCCCATTCTTGGAGATACTCTTCATCAGCAATAGGGTCACCATCAGAATATTTAGCACCTAGTTAACACATAATGAAACTTGAGAGTAGTCCGTAGTCATCTACAAAGCTAGGAACTTCTACGTCCATAGCTTTAAGTGCAGACCAAATTTCATTGCCACCCTGTTCATCAGCCGCTAGCGACCACAGGGTATTGATTAGAATTTGTCTATAATCAGGCCAGGTCAGGCCACCGATCTTGAATAAGCTTCAGCACACGTGCATTTTCTGCAACTTCGAAAGTATCCATTTCAGGACCCCAATCATCGAGGTTTTGTTGCAAAGCAACCATAATAGTTCTAGCCTCGATTTTAGTAATTAGCATATTATCCATAGTAGTTCTCTAAGTCCTTTAATCCTGTTAACTTCTGTTTTTCTCGATTAGCTTCAGTCTCTGATTTAAAAGGCTTTGTCCAAACTATAGAACCTCTTAAATCTCGTACACGACGTACTGGGTTTGTGCTAACTACCAGTTCATTTGCGTCAGTATAGATTAGAAAATAAGGTTTTGGCAGGTTCTTATTATGTGGCCAGATACCATTTACAATATCTACTTTATACACAAAATGTTTACGTTTAAGCCCATCTTCTACAAATACGCGATCATCATCTACATTACCCATAAACTTATATTCTGTAGAGCCTAGTAAAGCTCGTGCAACTTCTACTGCAGAGTAACCATGGCACCTAGCACAACGTTCTGATGAGTGCCAATGCCCGTTAGGGCACAAATTAAAAGCTGATGTCTTCATTAATGTCCATTACTTCTCTAAAGCCATGTCTATGATCTTTTACCACGTATACACTATCATAAACTAAAGATAGTCCAGGTAAATAAGTTGCTGCTTTAGTTTTGTTGTTAAACTTTTCAGGTAACAATTTCAACTCATTGTCTTTTATACACAATAGTCTATAAACTCCAGAGTTATTTATTTCTATAGATTCCTGGCCCGCATATACTACGTAACCCGACTTACTAGATACTGTTTTGTGACTAGTATGCCATGATCCATCTTCTAGAATTGATACAAACTTATCATCTTTAAGCTTATCAAGTCCACGCTTTTCTGATTCAGGTCCATACTTTTCAAAAGTTCTTAGCGATCCAGTCGCTTTATCTTTATAATAATACATAATAATTAATATAGCACAGGCAGAAACCAAAGTCAACACCTTTTTTATAGGTTCTTATCGGCAGCTCAAAACAATCTTTTACGTTTCAAAAAGCCTACAACAAAGATAAATCATCCTAACCTTCGAAAATTAGTTGTTGACTTTTGGCATGACAACATATATAATATATGAAATAGCCGAGAACGAAGTTATTATGGCTACAGGGTGTTCCCTGAAGTGTTTAGATATGATTTTTAAATTACAGTAGAGCGGACGGAATTAAGGGAGGAAGCCACTGTATAGAAATCAGTCGTTATCTGAATTCTTCAGAGGGAACACCTAGATTTTAATAAAGCTTCTACGAAGTTATTAAGTCGTTTTAATCAACTTAAAGCGCTGTAATCAATAAGTTTTCTAACTTATTTAATTCATTATATCAAGATTCTTAAGTGGTATTGTGTTTAAAAATCTGCAATAATTTCTGGTTCGCTAATGAAGAACTGATTAATGCACACTACTAATCAAGAGCGATTCGGACCAAATTTGGGCGGAACCTCTATAAGGATCTCTCCCGCCCCGTGCTAGAGCCTTCCTAGCAGATTAATCTTCCTAGTTTCGAAAACGATAAAACCCACACCGGCCTTTCGGTTGTTGAACGACGTTCAACAAGCCTTGGCTAGTGTGGGTTAATTTGTATCTATTGCGTGCCTCTGCTAGTGCCACACGGACCCGTGAGGGTCCAGGCCTGCCTTAGCAAATGCGACCCATTTCGAGGCCTCGTCTTCCATTAGCGACTTCATTGGACTGAAGACAAACTCTGTAGCACAACTTCGACATTTATACTTTGGAACAAGAAAGTCAAACTCGGCTACGCGTTCCTCGTCTAGTGGAACTTCTAGGTGCTCCCATTCTCCAATGTGAGTGAGCGCATCTTTTTTGCACGAAGTGCAATGGCTTGCTGCTGTTATCTGATAGAAGTCATGTGTTGACAATTATTCTCCTCGTGACCCAACCTAGGGGCCACGCTAGTATTAGTGTAATCACTAAAAATAGACTATTTTTAGCTAGTAGGACAATGCCACCGAGGATGGCAAAGAATGCAAAAATCAGTAGGAAGCCAATTAGAAAGTTCTCTAGAAATTCGTCAGTAATCATCGAAAATGTCTCTAGCAATAAGTCCTACAAAGAGAACAACTAGGAGCCCAAGCAGGCTGAGTCCAATAATACTCATTACTTGTGGGTAAATATTGAATAGGGCAATCAATACCAGAATAGGTATGATTGCCGCAAGCCCTGCTAGGAAAGTTTTAATAAGTTCTACCATTGAGGTACAGGTCCTTGAATTGTGTAACGTTGAACTGGGCCCTCTAGAAAATCTAGAACAAAGTCCTCTACGGCAATCTCGACTTCACGTCGTGTTTCGCCGAAAAACAGCTTGTCATACACAAGCGCATAATAATACTTAATCATTTCTTCGCCTTAAACTTAAAGAAAGCACTATAAGTTTCATAGCACCCAGGCTTATCATACTCGACCTTCCAGCCTTGCCCCCGATAAACATCTTCAATATTAAGCCAGCCTTTGTCAAAAATCTCTTGTCGACTTAGAAAGCCAGACTTTGACAGGATCAAGTTAATAACATCTTCCTGCTTTACCTTGGCCGAACCTTCAGTAAAATTATCAGCAATCAGTTCATTGAATGCTTCAAATACAATTTCAGGAATGTTCTTCTGCTTCTGAGCAACTACTTCGTTAGGACTAATCGCGGGCATTACTCACCTTCTTCCATAATAGCAACAAGCATAGAATCTGCCCGAACGTCGTGGAATTCCTCGAATTCACCACCACCAGTCCACCTATCCCACACTACAGTGTAAGAAGGCTCACCATAATACTTAATATCATAGGGACCTGCAGCGATATAGCCTTCCCAACGTGCATCAGGGTCTGCGCCAGCTTCGCCGGCCATATATACTTCATCGTTAATGTCGAACATATCTCTCTTTCCTTATTCTCATAAAAGTATAGCCCCTGACACGTCAAATGTCAAGGGCTATTTTCATTTTCGGTACTCAAGCCAGTTCACAATATGCGCTACCATAGAGCCAATACCAAATCCCGCGCAAACATCCCAAAGAAAGTCTCCAATAAGAGTCCAATTCATTAGTCTTTCCACCCACTTAATTGTGTACGAAGCATGATACCCGGAAGCTGGCAATTGTCCCAGTATTCTTTAACAGCCTGTTGTAGTACTCCATGAGCATTACACAGCTCATCTACGTACTTGATCATCAAGCGATTAGGAATCATAGTAGGTCGCGCTTCAGCAACCAAACGAACAGCTTCACGTGCTTCATTAAGTTCATCATTGCCAGGTGATTTAGAATGGTCGAAGAGGATACCAATAAGCATCGCAGCACTTCGGCTGCGTCCTGCGTGGCAGTGAATCAACAGTCGATCTGAGTCGTCCAAATCCCAGCAGAACTTGAGAACATCACATACATCTTCTCGCGTAGGAAGAATAAGCGGATGCTTAAGCTCCCACACAGTATCTTCTAGCGTCTCTGGCTCTACATGACCTTCAAAATCATGAAAAACCTTGATCAAGTGATGATCACCCTGGCTAGGAAGGTCGAAGTTCAAATCCGGGCCAACCAGCGAAACGATTCGCGTAGGCCAACCCTCCTGCATAATCTCATAAGCACGATGTGCATTATCAATCTTAAATTCAAACATTATGCTTTCTCCATTGCACGATGCACATATCGTAGTGCATTAACCATATAAGCCGCATCAGTGTTACCTTCATCAGCCAGCTTCTCGAAATCTGCGAACAGTGTACAAATCTTTAGAAACTTAGTTCCGTCAGCACCGACCCAAATCGTCATGTCACTTAGCTGTTCTCTAGATTTAGTCACTCGATCCGATCTCCGTAAATACTTCTTGTGCTTTTTCACGATCAATCAGACCCAGATCAAAAAGCTGACGATACACTTCACAGGCCTCTGTATTAGAGACGCCTATAGTATCAGCGATAACTTCAAAAACTATAGACTGACCCCTGTCAAACATAGTCATTAGAATTCCTTCTCAAAATCAATTTGATGAGCTTCTTCGTCGTTAACCCACCGATGATAACGCTCAGCATCGATATCATCCTTAATCGCTAGAACTTGTCCTAGCATAAAAGCATAACCAAAAGCTTCATAGTCAAAAATAGCAGTATCTAGTGGATATTCATCCGAAAAGTCTGCTCCATACTCGTCGGCATGTTGCTCCCAGAGATTTTCTGCGTCGTCGATCGTGTACTCGCTCATATTCTTCTCTTTCATAAAAATTAAGTGGATATTCGGGATGATCAAAAGCTAGGAAGTAAGCCATTGCAGTTGGGTAGTCTTCGAACTCTGTAACTACTTGATCAGTCTTGTGCTCAGTAACAACGTATTTAGTCGTTGCCCTCAGGGAGATATTCTTCGTAGCGAATATCGTAGAGATCGCTATGGTCACCGCAGCCACGAATCCACTTCCAAGCATCTTCTTCATTGTCAAAAATCTTCTCTACTTCCCCGGTATACGCTCTAATTACTTCAAATTGCATGTATTATCCGACCCCTTGTCTTGATCCTCCGCCACTCTAAATGATAGGTTAACATTATTGTAAAGCTCTAGAATCTTACGCACATTCAGCAATCCGCGAACGCTAATAAAAGCCCAACCGTTATTACGGTCATAGATTTCGTACTTAATCTGTCTCATTTATCTAGCCTTTCCATTCGACGATTCCAGAATACCTCTTTCTCAGTATCGTAGTCGATCAAACCTTGTTCAGCCAACCACGAGTACACAGCGCGGAAAGAGTCTTCATCTACGCCAGTAACTTCAACACCCTCATTACGAAGGTGAATATGTTCCACATCAAACCAATCGCTCATGTCATTTCCCTTATTGAATGTATACTATACGCCAACCCAGATCAAAAGTCAAGACACATTTTCAGGAACTCTGTTCAAAAAACGTGTGGAGCGGACCACAGCGGGTTTTCGGCGCTTTTTCTACTGCTTCGGTGCAATAAATCGTATCAAACCAGAATAAATCCGCTTAAATCCAGACAAATAACCTTAACCCATAATAACTTGACCAGCTACTCAAATTAGACTCAATCTGGGCGAAAAATGCGACGATTCACTCAAATTTACTCTTGACACTGTACTTACAAAAGTGTAAAATCGGCGCAGCGCGCTTGAAAGAGGAGAAATTTAAGGAAAAGCTGAAAAAGTACTTGAATTGAGCTTAAATCTATGCTAATATACCAGGGTGGGGAGGGGCCAGGCCTCAGCTTACAATTTAGACACGAAAAACCCAGCTAGTTGCAACTAGCTGGGTAAAACGTTTTAAATTATTTCATGTGCCGCAAGAATCGAACTTGCAGGGTTTGCAATCCCTTCGCCAGAAGGTCACACCTAGGAATCGAACCCGTTCTGCCCATTAAGTGGCAGCCCACCAGGGTGTTTTATGTTTGCGACGGGACTTTATTAACCCGCACCTTCCCATAGGGACGACCATTCATCTTAGTCTACGCCTTGAGGTTCTCACTCATACGCCTCGCGACGTAATCACAGCGACCGGCACCATCTTCCGGATTAGCATATCGTGGTTTACTCACGCTCACGTCTATCCCATGACGGAGAGGGCCAACAATTGCTTGCTGAATTTTATCGGGATATTAGCTGCCTGTTAAGACCCGTAGCAGCACCTTTCACGCTCTAGAAACGCGGCCATTGGCTCATGACTTCCAATAGCTCCCGGGCTCATAATGTGCGCACTCGCGCCCGGTAGACAAATACACACTATGACCTAAACAGGTTTCGCTCCTATGAGCTCATCAGATAGTGATATAAATTTTTGTATACTAAAAATAATTATTGACACTCATATGAGTCTATGCTATAATCTTTAAATGATAAGAAAATATTGGACCCCCGAAGAGATCGAATTCCTAAAAATAAATTACCCCAGTAAGGGGGTAGACTATTGCATGCAGTTTCTTAATAGAGAGCGAAAAGCCTTAACTTTAAAAGCAAACAGACTAGGCTTACGAGTAGAAAACTATAGTAGTAAGTTTAAAAGAACAAATGAACAGTATGACTTAGACTTATTTGACCGAGAGATTGATGCTGTTGCAGTAGAAGACTATATTGATAACAAAACTCCTATTTTACATGAGTGCCCCAAAAATCACCGGTGGAAAGCCAGACCTATCGATATACTACACGGATCAACCTGCCCTAGTTGTGCAGAATACGGATTTAACTTAGAAAAGCCTGCTATAGTTTATCATATTAGCTTCGAATACGAGGATATTGAGTACTATAAGCTAGGCATCACTAATAGGACAGTTCAAGAGCGTTTTGCTAGTGACTGGAAAAGATATAACATGAAAGTTATATGGATTAAGCAGTTCAATTGGGGGCTAGAAGCTAGAGAGCTAGAAAAGCTCTTATTGGCTAAATACTCAAATTACTTAATTAATACCGGAGCACTTATAAGCGGTAACTCAGAGACTTTAACTGTTAAAGTCTCTGAGTAAATTTCGTGGCACAGTCGGGCCTTCTGGACTCGTCAGATAGTGTTTGAGCAAAAGGTTCAGTAGAGATCCGCTGGTGGCCAAACCAGTTTCCCATAACATCCGCTAATCTAAGGCCTTTGCAAGCGGCGATAGTACAGTAGATCGGTCAATTTTCCAGCATCTTGCAATATCCGGATATTTGGTTCTGATCAATACCTGTAGCTCAAATTTTGTTATCCCGAAGCTATGCCGTTCGGGACCACACGACGCCAGGTCTAATCCTTTAAGCTGCGCCTGGTCATGCATTACTTAGAGGGAGGTATATTGGTTGCTAGTCTACAGCCAGAGGACCGTCGGATGCGCATCCTAGATCTATAACTCTTACCAGGTACACCGCCGCTATCGGGATCAATTCGATAACCGTGCCTCACAGTAAGTTAACCTAGTTCGACCAAATTTTCGTGACACAGTCGGGCCTTACGAGCACCGAGCCATTTTATTCGAGAGCCTCAAGCCCTCAGGTTAATCCGTGCCACCCGCTATCGCGGATCTTGTTAGACAGCATTTCACTGTCCTGGAGACATCACGGGTCTCTATCCGGAAGTTCTTCACGGGCTCAACTCCGGCCCAACCGCTCCTATTACCCGAGCTAGTCATCGCTGGCTTTCCATTATAGCCTATTTGGGGAGGCTTGTCAAGAACTAATTTGAGGGAAACCTGATTTCTTCCTCCAGGCTCATCGTGCTTACTAAAGCAGTTTTACCCAGGCGGACCCTGGCTACTCGTTCGCCGCTTAAGTGCGCCTCCGACACCTTTCGGGTGGTTGCCGCCACTTCCCTCAATCTTTATATAGTATAGCCCAGTCAGCTGGCAAAGTCAAGAACTTTTTTGGCGACTCCTAAGAGCGAGCATTTTCCATTAGGAAAACCTTGGTCTTTCGGGGTTACTCGTTTGAGCCGCGGTACTGTTAACCCTTATTCCCCTGACTCTTTAAATAGTATAGAATGGCTCAGGGTGAAAGTCAAGAACTTTTTTCAGTATTGGCCTGGTACTAATTGTTTTAGCACTTGGTAATAAATTGACTTGACACTGTACTGCCGGCGCACGTGAAAATATAAGTTGCATTGATACTCTACTCCGGCGCAA